TACACCAGAATCGGAGAAATACCGTCATATGCATATCAGAACTTTTGTGAGATGTATGATGCGTACCATGCGTTAGGTGGAAATGGAATGGTTACGAAAATGAAACATGAGATTGAAGAGATCCATATAGGGAAAGGAGATAAAAGCCATGAGGAATTGGAAGGATTGGACTAAGAAAGCCGGAATCCGAGCAATCAAGACTGTTGCGCAGGCGGCAGTTGCCGGAATTGGAACGGCGGCATTTATGGGTGCGGTGGATTGGAAATATGTTCTTTCTGCATCAGTCCTTGCCGGAGTGTTATCACTTCTGACAAGTGTTGCCGGAATCCCGGAGGAAAACACCAATGCTTGACATCAACAAGCAGAAAATGAAGTATTCGCAAGGCGGTCAAAAAGTATTCATCTATGAGCGCGATGAGGATGGGAATATCCTTTATGAAGGTTATCAATCCGATGATGGGTTTGTTTATTACCATGACTCGAATGGAAATAAGATTCCAAAAGGTGAAGAAGTCGAAGGATTCTCTGAACCGAAAGAGTTTTACGCGAATATTAGCAACAAGCTTTCCGAGGTTCTTGTAAAAGAATTCGGAATTGATGATAGCACTTCCTATTGTCAGCTTGTTACAGATAAGGGATATTTACCGCTCAAAGCAGGAGATGTTATCTGGAAGAGGTCGGAAGTTTCATATACCGACAATGGCACTGCCGATTCTGAAAGCGCGGATTACATCGTAAAAGGTGTGGCAGATGAAGGATTGACCGTTGATTTGTATCTGCTTCGCAAGAATATTAAGTAGGTGGTTTTATGGCTAAAAAGACAATATCGATTAGCTTGTCGGCAAAATCCATAGATGATGCAATCCGTCAGCTTAAGGATTATCAGAATAGCTTGCAAGGCAAATGTGACCGACTTGTTGAAGAGTTATCAAAACTCGGGCAAGAGGTTGCGGTTCAGCATATTTCTGAGTCCCCGATAGGCAAGACTGTCACTGTAAGAGTGAATAAAACGCCCGAGCAGATGGGATACAAGGCGGTTTTGATTGCAACCGGACAAACAATCACTTCGGAAAACAGAGAGCCATTTTACACGCTTTTAGCAATCGAGTTCGGCGCAGGAATTTTCTACAATTCCAAGGAGAATCCAAAAGCGCCGGAACTTGGCTTCGGTGTCGGCACATATCCGGGGCAAATACACGCTTTTGATGATGGTTGGTACTATTGGAATGATAAGACTCAAAAGTGGCAATATACCCACGGTATCAAAGCCACAATGCCTATGTACAATGCGGAGCAGGAGATAATCAAGCAATACGTTTCGATCGCAAGGAGGGTATTCGGTGGAAAGTGAATTAAATGGTTGGGCGCTAGAATTCGAGGACACCTTATATTCCCTTCTTAAAGCATACATGGAGGGTAAGGTCAAGGGAATCAAAGTTACGCAAGATGAAGAGTCGAGCGGATCGGCAGTATTCCCAACGCTTCTTGTTAGGCAGATTGGCGCACTTGAATCGGCAAGGACAAACGAAGCAAAGACCATAAACGCAATTCGCCCAACATTTCAAGTAACAATTACAAACAAGGGAGAGCGCTCAAAGATAAAGAACATCGCGGAATACGCGGTGTCTTTTTTTAAGTTACAAAGCTTTGAGGTATCAAACCCGATTACAACGATTTCTGACAAGGTTCGGACAATTACTTTCCGTGCCACTCGTGTAATCGGAAATACAGAACATTTAGACCAATTATAAGAAAGGAAGTATAAGCATGGCATCAACAAGTTATAAGGCTCGTGTGATTATCAAAGAGCATACGGACAAAGAAGCTGATTTTGCAGGAACATACAATTTGCTTCTTGCTGCTAAATCAATTCCATCTCCGGCATCTCCGCCAAATACGGTTGAGTCAACCACGATGGAGGACGATCAGCAGACATTTGAAAAAGGAATCAAGACCGCGGATTCTCGTGAGATTACCGGAAATCTTGAAAAAGATTATCTTGACAAGATTGAAAAACTCAACGACAAAAAGGTTGATATTATTCATCTTTACGGAACAGACGGTATCGGCGGCGTAGCAAAATACGCTTATGTCGGATCTGTAACCGCAACACCGAATGATGTTGGCGGCGTTGATGAGATTCTTGAAATGACCGCAACGGTTATTCCAAGTACGGCATCGGAACTTGTTACAGACAAACTTAAGGTTGTTGATAACAACGACGGTACATTCACTGTTACGGTGGTGGGGTAGAAAGCCTGTCGAGATATAGTAGTTCGGCAGAATTGACAGGCGAGGACGAATAGCCGGACTAGAACTTGAAGCAACGAAAAAGCAAAAATGGGGCGGTGGAAACACTGCCCCTTGCCTATTTTTAGGCGGAAAGGCAAGGTAAAACATGAAAGTTAAATTAGGTGGAAAAGAATATACAATTCAGTTTGCAACAAGACCATCATTAAAATCACATATATTACAGGATATTATGAAGACGCAGGACATGGAAGATATTTCCTCTATGGAAGATATTCTTCTTGAAACGCTTCCTAAGACACTTCTTGTGGGATTGCAGATGCATCACAATGAGGAATTTGGATACGATTACAAAACAAACAAGGGCTACGATGAGCAGCTTGAGAAGGTGTCCGACATTCTATATGATGCGATTGATACAAACGAGATTAACTGCATGGATTTATTCGCTGATATGCAGGAGGAAATGATGACAAACGGTTTTTTAGCACAGATGATGGAGTCGATAGCGAAAGCGCAGGAGCAGGAGAAGGAGCAGGAGAAGAAAAAGACCCCATCCAAGGCAAAGACCAAGAATTAACATGGGAATATTACGTTGCGGAAATCCGTCCGTTTTACCTTATGGTAACGAAAGGCTACGGATTTTCCGTTGATGATATAGATATGATGAACCCAGAGTTGCTTAAGCCTTATGTGGATGCATATAAGACAGAATGGAAGCAACGCGACATGGAAATGTATATGTGGTTCGGCAGATATGGTGTTTCCGCGTTTATTACGGCGATTGATGCCACATTCGGCAAGGGTAAAGGCAAGTTTGTCAAAGAGACTTGCTACGACTCGATTGAGAAACAAAATAATGCGGATGAGGATGCCGAACTGCAAGAGATGCTTAATGCGGAACGTGCATGGATGGCAGAATCGCAAAAAGCCAATTTGCCAAAGCCAAAAGTATTTTAACGAAAGAAGGTGTACGGTATGGCAGTTATGGTTGGTAGCGCAAGACATGATGAACATGGCAATTGTTATTCTGGCGGAAAAGCCGGAGATCAGACCGGACAAGAAGTTTCGATGCAGAAGTTCTATGTGCACAAGAAAGGATGGCGCGTATTACGCGCTAAATCAGCAGAAATAGCAAACAAACTTGCTAAAGCTATGATTATTGCGTGCAACAACGAAAACATTGGATATGACCAATCTGAGCGCGGAGGAGTCATTACGCACGGAATCGATTCAGAAGTAAAAACAGAGTGTGATTGTTCTTCACTTGTAAGAGCGTGCATTATTTATGCAGCCGGAAAAGATGTTGGATTTTTTACTACATCCAACGAGCGGTCTGTTCTTGAAGATTCCGATCTGTTTGAGGACAAGGGTTCTTATTATGCAGGCATGACTCTTTATAACGGAGATATTCTTGTTACCAAGACTAAGGGACATACGATCATTGTTGTCAGTGGCGCAAAAAAGCGCGCGGAACAAACCGGATATTACGAACAGTATAAGGGCAATTCAACATCCATCATCGAAGCTTTGAAAGCCGTTGGAGAGACGGACGTATCAAAGGAGCATCGCGCGGAGATCGCTAAGAAGAATGGTTTTAGTAATTTTAAGTTCACTGCGACAGAAAATTCAAAAATGCTCGCACTTCTCAAAAAAGGAAAGTTGAAAAAAGCATAATTCAAGGGCGGTAAGTGTCATAGCTTGCCGCCTTTTTCTATAACTTCATAAAGGAGGTGGAATGGTTGTGGAATTAGAATCTTTAGAGATTAAGATTCAAGCGCAGGCTACGAATGCTAGTGGCGAAATCGATAAGCTTGTTACAAGGCTTGGCAAACTGTCAAATTCCTTGCAATCCATTGATGGTAGCGGTCTTAACAGACTTTCAACCGGAGTAAGCAGACTGTCAACGGCAATGCTTTCCATGAATGCCATCGATTCGAGATCATTCAGTGCGGCGGCTAGAAACATTACAAAGCTTTCTGAAATTGATTCCGGTAAGTTATCTGCGGCGGCTGATTCAATGCGCCGGATTGCAGGATCATTAAAGGGATTCGATAAGCTTTCTGGTTCTGTTAAGGGACTCACGGAGTTGGCTGGAGGAATAAAGCAATTAGGCTACACGAGTTCAACTAAGGCTATTGAGAACATCCCAAAGCTTGCTACGGCTATGAGACAACTTATGGCTGAGTTATCGCAAGCGCCAAGAGTTAGCAAAAATCTTATCGACATGACTAATTCGCTTGCTAAGTTGGCAAGAACCGGTGGAGCGGCAGGAACGGCGGCTAGAAGCATCACAAGTTCATTTAGTGGTTTTACTTCCGGCGCTTCTAGTGCAACCAAGAAGTCATTTTCCCTTGCGTCTGCAATCGGAAAGTTGTATGCATCATATTTCCTATTGTTCCGAGGATTTGGAAAGATAAGGGATGCGATCGACATATCATCTTCATTGACCGAGGTTGAGAACGTAGTCCGCACAACATTCGGAAAGTATGAATCGCTTGTAAATGACTTTGCCGCGAATTCAATTCAGAAATTTGGTATGTCTGAGTTATCTGTAAAACAGTTTGCAAGCCGATTTCAAGCTATGGGAGTTGCTATGGGATTCCCACAAGGCAAGATGGCAGATATGTCTGTACAACTCACAAAGTTGACCGCAGACATGGCATCATTCTATGATGTGGAGCAATCGGCGGTTGCTGAGGACTTGACGGCTATCTTTACCGGACAGACCCGACCTCTGCGTACTTACGGTTTAGATTTAACCCAAGCAACACTTAAGGAATGGGCACTTACGCAAGGAATAGAAGCTAATTTTAAGACAATGACGCAAGCCGAAAAAGCTATGCTTAGATACCAATATGTTATGGCTAACACGGCAGCGGCACAGGGGGACTTCGCCAGAACCGCAGATACGTGGCATAACCAAGTAACAATCCTAAAACAATCATTCCAACAGTTAGCCGGAATCATGGGTGGCGCACTCATTAATGCATTTAAGCCATTTGTAAGAACACTCAATGCAGTTCTGCAAAAAGTGATTTCATTTGCAGAGATGGTCACAAATGCTCTAGGCTCTATCTTCGGATGGAAGTATGAAGCAAGTGACGTAGGCATTACGGACGATTTAGCTGATAGCTATGGAAATGTAGCGGATGCGGCAAATGACGCGGCAAATGGTACAAAGAAAGCCGCAAAAGAAGCAAAGAAATCAACCAGAGCATTTGATGAATTAAAAGTAATCAGTTCGAATAAAGATAAAGGTTCGTCCGGTAGCGGTAGTGGTTCATCCGGCGGCGGTGGTGGCGCAAGCGGTTCAAGCGGAAAACTTGTTGCGGCTGACACCATTTTTAAGGACTATAAAAGCAAGATAAAAGACCTTGAAGGGCTTGGAAAGTCAATATCCGGTGCGCTGATAAACGCAATGAAAGGAATCAAGTGGGATGAGGTATATGCCAAAGCGTCCGGCTTTGGTAGTGGACTTGCAAAATTCCTTAATGGACTATTTGAGGGTCAGAAAGGTACAACGCTTTTCGGAGAAACCGGAAAACTGATTGCAAATTCATTAAACACGGTGCTTCACGGATTGGATTCATTCGGCACAACGTTTAATTGGAAACAATTCGGAAATTCGATAGCGGACGGAATCAACAAGTTTTTCCAAAACTTTGATTTTGCATTATTGGCTCAAACGCTTAATGCATGGGCGCAAGGCGCGTTTGATGCAGTTACGACAGCGTTAAGTAAAATTTCTTGGAAGGATGTTTGGAACGGAGCAAAGGAGTTTTTAAGTAACTTAGATGTAAAGACGGTTGCAATTATTGTCGGTGCACTGACAATCAAAAAAATCCTTGGATTGCATCTTGCAAAAACCGCACTTGATATAATCGGAACTTCCATTTCAAAAGCAATAGCGTCTTCTATTGCATCTAAATTAGGTGTTGGAATTGCGGCAAACCAAGGAATTGGCGTAGCTTTGTCTACCGCATTATCCGGAAAAATAACGACGGCATTTGCGACGGTTGGAACAACCATTTCAGCAGGATTTAAGGCTTTGTTTGGAAGTAAAGCGGCAGAAGGTGCGCTTGCATTTATAAGCCCTGTTGCAAAAGCAATAACCGGAATAGGCTCCGTTGCGATTGGCGCATTTACTGCAATATCAAACTTTGTAACCATGTTAAAGAACGGATTCAGTTGGCTTAATGAAGCACTTATGCTTGTCGGAGTTACGATTACGGCGGTCGGAGCGGTTATTTTAGGGGTAGCGGCAGCACCGGCAGCGATCGTGGCGGCTGTTACTGCGGCGGTTGCAACAGTTGCAGTGTTGTTAAAAGATAATTGGAAAACTGTTGTCGATACATTTTCCGGAGTTGGTGAGTGGTTCAATACAAACGTAATTACCCCTGTGGTCGGATTCTTTAAAGGAATGTATACGAAAGTATCCGGATTTTTCGGTAATTTGTGGAAAAGCATATCCAACGTATGGAAAGGAGTGTCGGGGTGGTTTAATAAAACCGTAATAGAACCGATAGTTGGATTTTTCAAAGGATTCTATACAAGAGTATCACAAATATTTAAGGGGCTATGGATTATTGTTAAGGCTGTATGGATTGTTGTTTCTGATTGGTTTAAATCAAAGGTAATAGAGCCAATAAAGAAAAATTTTGAATTATTCAAATTGGCAGTATCAACCGCATTCAAGGTTTTGTGGTCAACTGTGAAATCGGTATGGGTGGTGGTTTCCGGTTGGTTTAAGGAACATGTTACAACACCTATTAAGAATGCTTTTAGTTCAGCAAAAGAGTCTATTCAGAAAGCATTTAGCGCGGCAAAGACAGCGATAACCGGTGTGTGGAATAGTGTTTCTAGTTGGTTTAAAGAACATGTAACCACCCCGATAAAAAACGCTTTCTCGAAGATGAAAGAAAGTGTAACTGAAATATTCAGCAAATTATGGAATAGCGTGAAAAGTGGTGTTTCCGGTGCGATGAACAGTGTAATTGCAAGAATTGAAAGCGCAATAAACTCACTGATACGCGGAGTAAATAAAGTGCTAAGCGGATTTAATAACGTTGTGTCGATTGCCGCTAAAGTAGCCGGAGTTGATTGGAGCGGAGTTGATCTTGTTAAGGAAGTAAAACTTCCTAGAGTAAAGGCTTATGCAACAGGCGGCTTTATGGACAGATACAGCATTGCAAAAGTTGGAGAAAACGGTATTCCAGAGCTTATGGGAACGGTCGGAGGAAAACCAGCAGTTGCCGGAGGTCAAGAGATTACCGGAATCAAAGATGCCATAAATTCAACATCTGCGCAAGAGGTTTCCTTATTACGACAGCAAAATCAGTTATTACAAGCTATTTTACAGAAAAATTTCGGAATTACTACAAACGACATAGGAAAAGCCGCAAGGGATTATGGTAGAGAACATTACAACCGAACCGGAGACAATGTCTATGTTTTTTAGTGACTTCTATAATCGAACGTGATATAATTCTAAATAAATCATATCACAAGAAAGGAGTCATTATGAGAAGCGCAAAAAGATTATTAGTAGCTATGGGGTTGGCATTTGCCGTTTTGATTTCGGCTATGCCAATCCAAAATGCAGATGAGGGACAGATTGTTGCGCATGCGGCAACTATCAAATTAAACAAGAAAGCAATTTCGCTTTACGTTGGAAAAACACAGAAATTGAAAGTTTACGGAACAAAAGCAAAAGTTAAATGGAGCTCAACCGAACCAAGCATTGCAAAGGTAGGTAAAAGCGGAATTGTTACGGCAGTATCATCCGGAACGGCAACGATCAAAGCTAAAGTCGGAAAGAAAGTGATGTCTTGCAAAGTAACCGTGAAAGAGAAAATCAACAGACTTGCATACGAAGATTCAAGCATTAGGGTTTACTTTACAGGGCTAAAGAAGGGAACATATCCGGACGAACTTATAGCTTGCTTGACAATCGAAAATATTACAGACAATAATATTACGGTTAATTCTGACACATCATCAGTAAATGATGTTATGGCGGAAGGGACGTTATATCAAGACCTATCTCCACATAAAAAAGCCTATGTAACGTGGTGGACAATGGATGATAACATTGTGAGTTTGCCAATAAAGAATATTGACAACATACAACTATCCCTAGTTGTCTGGAATGAGGACTCGGAAGATTCCGACTACTACGTGACAGATTCTTTTGGGTTACTGAAATAGTTTAAAATATTTTTTAGGAGTTATTATGGGATTGATTAAATGTCCAGAGTGCGGAAAAGAAATATCTGATAAAGCTGAAATATGTGTAAATTGTGGATTTCCAATAAAGAATTTTTTGACGGAAGATGAAAATTCCGACAAGGAACAAGTTGTTAGAAGCGAAATCGGCAATTCCTCGAACAATCCGAAAGAAGAAAGCGAACAAAATGTTGTGTTCTGTAGGGTTTGTGGAGAAAAAAATAACGCAGACGATAATTATTGTAAGAGTTGCGCATCAAGACTTTACAAAAGCAATTTTGAAACGGCGTTTGATGATATAGGGAATAAGGATAAAAAAGATTCTGCTATGAGCATAGTATCATTTATTCTTTCTATTTTCGGATGTATGTGCTATATAGGTATAATATTTGCAATCATAGACTTGATTGCAGGCAAGAGGGAAAGAAAACATAGATTTTCTATAATTGCCATTTTGTTATGCATAGCATGGACAATAATTTTCATATTTATTGGAAGCGGCACATCAGATGAACCGTATTCCGAGCCTGCTACACAGATTGAATATGAGACAGAGACAGAAACGGAAAAATCGGGGAAAACTAAAAACGATGAGGAATCAAAAAATAAGGTTTCCGAAAATACCGAATCAAAAGAAAAAGTTGCAGCAAGCACAGAGGAAAAAGAAGAACCTAAAAAACACAATAAGGTGGTCACTTCTTTCATAAACGATGGTCTTGATGAAAAAGTCGCAGTAAAGGCGTACAATATTCTAAAAAAGAAGATAGGCTTTAAAAAGATAGAGTACGACAGAAAAGCTGATGGTGTTGATATGTACTATGTCAATGCCGATGGATACGACGTGGCAATAACTGCAAGCGATAAGGTATACAGTGTTTTTGTACCAGAGTCAGATTATTTGTTTTATGAGAATGGAAAGGTAAAACTGACCGCAAAAAGGCTTGGAGAAATAACGTATGATTCGTCAGAAGCTAGTCACTACTATATTATGGCGCAAGAAATCATCAAAAACTCTTTGAAAAATCCGAGTGGTGCAAAGTTTCCATCGCAAGTATTTAGTCCAGAGGACATAGCTATCGAAAAAGACGGAGACTTGGTAGCGGTAAAAAGCTACGTTGACGCAACGAATGGATTTGGAGCAAAAGTAAGAACTGAATGGGTGGTTCAATTTACGGTTGTTGATTTAGACAATTTTTTATGCGATCCAAACTACATCAAAATAGGCGATGATTCGGCAGGAGAATACAAGAAAATGAAATCAAAATAAAAAAAGAGTAGCCGCGAACTGAACGACTACTCAGAGAAGGGAATCCCATCAAGGATTCTGTTAAATAATAACATTTCTGTTGCTAAATAGCAATAGACAAAATGGCATCTACCACATGGTAGGTGCTATTTTTATGCCCATTTTTAGGAGGTAAACGATGGGATATGGCGGTTATTTAGTCAAGTTTGGAGATTACACGATACCAAACGGATTGATTAAGCAAGACACATATAGCGCGTACCGGAATATGCAGGACAAAGACCCTTGGACGGATGAAAACGGATATGAGCATCGTGATGCGGTTAAGCTTAAGGCGATTAAGGTTGAGTTTGAAACAAAAGCCATGCTTACCGAGAAAGAGTTCAACGAGTTTTGGTCGAATATTCGCAAGAATTACGTCAAGGCTGATGAACGTGGCGGTTATATCACGGCATACATACAGGAGATTGGCGGTTATGAGACTCAGTACGGCTATATTGCAGACATTCAGCCGGTTATGTACACGGTAGCAGGCGGAATAAAGTACGACTCCGTGAAGTTCTCATTCATAGGAGGTGTTTATCATGGCAAGTAAAGAAAAGTATTGGGAACCTAGCGTTGATAAACAAATGCTGATTTCTGTTGTCGGCACAAATGTTGCGATCGACAACTCAATGCTTGAAAGCGGAACGTTCTCACTAGAAGAAAGCTTATGTTCGGAATCAGAATTGAAATTCGGTTGTTGCGAAGCGAATAGCGTTAAGTTCACTGCTCACAACACTGCCGGAAGCTTAGTTGGAAAAACCATATCGATATCAGAAACACTTGACGGAGATACGGAGAATCCGACTCAATACGGCGCTTATAAGGTCTATTCTGATATTCCTACGGCTGATAGAACAAAACGGCAGATTACGGCATATGACGCGATGTACGACATCATCAATGCAGATGTTAAGGATTGGTATGCAGGACTTAGCTTTCCAATGACACTTAAGCAGTTCCGCGATAGCTTCTTTGCACATCTTGGAATTGCGCAAGTCGAAACAAACCTTGTCAACGATTCCATGACGGTCAATAAGACTCTTGTAGCCACACAGACGGATGATTCTAGCGCAGTCACAGAAGAGTCTAGCATAAGCGGAAAAACCGTTGTAACGGCAACATGTGAAATCAACGGATGCTTTGGAAACATCAACCGTGATGGCAAGTTTGAGTATGTGATCCTACCAAACATTATCAGTGCGGTTTATCCGGCTGATGATTTGTTTCCTTCGGATGATCTGTTTCCGGCTGATGCGAATACGGAATCCATGAGCGGTCATTATATCACATTTGACTACGAGGATTTCCAAAGCAAGGCAATCACGCAGCTTGAGATCAGACCGGATGATTCTAGTGCAGGTGCTATTGTTGGTACTCCCGGCAATAACTATGTGATATCCGGTAACTTTCTTGTATCGGACAAGACCGGATCAGAGTTGGAGCAGATCGCAAATAATTTGTTCCCGATTATGAAGAAAGCGGCATACACTCCACTGAAATCATGTACCTGCGTCGGCAATCCGTGTTTGGAGCTTGGAGATCCTATAAGATTCAATACAACGCGTGAGATTGTTGAAACGTACATCCTGCAGCGAACATTGACCGGAGTACAAAGCAAGCGTGATTCAATCGCAGCACAAGGTACGGAAATACACAGTGCAAAGGTTAATTCCATGCGTGAAACATTGGAAAGCGTGCAAAGACGCACCGGAAAGTTAGAGAGGAACGCAGACCATCTGTTGTCAACATACGAGGATTTAGAAGAACAGACAAATACTAAGTTTGAGCAGACCGCAAATAGCATTGTCGCAGAAGTCAATCGCGCACAAAAGGCGGAGGGTGCATTGGACGCATCCTTGGAATTGAAGTTAGGAAGAGATGAGAACGACCAAGTTGTTTCTATGATTAATGCCAGCGCAGATCAAATCGCGCTGCGAGGAAACAGGCTAATAATCGAAAGTAATAATTTCCAACTTGACGCGGACGGAAACGTTTATATCGTGCAATCACTTGGATTTAAGAATTCGTCTTACGGACAGGATACGGATATTATCGGCTTGGACGGAAGAGGAAATCCGGTACTCCAAAATATCGATATTGATTTAAGCTCTGTGCACGCGCAGAATGATGAATACATAGCGACAGAAAGCTATGTAGATCAAGCAATTCAAGCCATTCCTGATGCTCCGGTAAAAAATATAACGGCTTATCCAGGAGGAACAACTAGCGGAAAGATTAAAAAGGCAATTCGATTTTTAAATGTGATCGGTGGAAGCGATGGAACATATCAAATTCATGGCGAAGTATATACGATTGACACAGGATCTGATAGAAGAATCAAGGATCACATAACTGATTTGCCGGAAGAATTAGAAGCCGCTTATCTAAACTTACACCCTGTCAAATTTAGATATAAGTCGGGACTTAAATCTTCTGATAGTAGGCAATACCATTACGGCTTTATCTCACAGGAATTAGAAAAAGCCTTGTTAGACGTTGGAATTAGAGAATGTGATACGTCATTATATGAATATCTTCCGGTTGATACGGACGAACACGTTGATTTATATGTCGATGATAAGTTGCATCACGTTAATTATCGAGAGCTTCATGCTATGCATGTTCAGATGATTCAAAAGCAACAAAGAGAGATTGAATTTTTAATGAAGGAGAACAAGGAAATCAAAGATAGATTGTCGGCATTGGAGAGGAGAGTAAGCCATGCAGAAGATTTATAGTCGCATAAATTGGAAAAACTTTCCAAGCGAAGAAACGGCAGTAAACGAAACGAATCTTAACAGAATGGATTCCGGCTTAGATGCGATTGATGATCGTGTCGTTGCTATGGACGCAACTAAGTTTGATGCGATAACAGCCAATTCATTGATTAAGGATTGGGAGATCGATGAAAATACCGGAATAATCACTATCACAAAGTTGAGCGGAGAAAAGATTCTGTTCGACCTTAACATTGAAAAGATTCCGGTATCATTCGCTTTATCCGATGATGGTATTCTGACCATGACAACCGATGATGGCACGAAGTTTACGGCAAATATCGGTGCGATGATTCCGATTCTTACATTTGAGGATTCAGACGAAATCGCAGTATCGGTAAGCGGAGAGGGTGTCAATAAGACCTATTCATTCTCAATTAAGAACGGTTCGATTACCGAGGATAAATTGAGACCGGACTACTTAGCAGACATTAAGGTTGAATCAGCGAAAGCGGCATCGTCAGCAGTTTCGGCTGACAAGTCCGCAAAGGATTCTGAGTCGCAGGCAAATTTATCAAAAGGTTATGCGAATTCTGCAAATGAATATGCAGAAAAAGCCAAGGGGTACAGTGATAATCTTGACAAGAAACTAAACCTTGCCACTTTTGATGTGAATGAGGACGGAGAGTTAATCTACACGGATAACACGGCTGATAGTTTTACAGTTGATGATGATGGAAATTTGAATTGGGAGGTGGCTTAATATGGCAGTAGCAGGTAGAGTAGCAATCGTACCTAAGGGCGAGTGGAATGCACAAACTGCATATAAGAGATTGGATGCAGTAACACACAATAATACGCTTTATTTTGCGAAGAAAGACGTTTCGGCAGGAACGGCAACGACAAATACAGAATATTGGTCGAAATCGATTTCTGGCAGTGTCGTTAATGTGGCAACAGATACCGAAGATGGTTTGATGCCGAAAGAAGATAAGAAGAAACTTGATGGCATTGACGGCGATGTAGCTGCGAAACTTGGAGAATCAAAAGATGGCTCACTTACATACAACGGCACAGAAATCAAACCGAGCGTTGAAACAGGACAGGGTCTTTCGATTGGAGAGGATGGAAAACTTCAAGTCAACATTGATGGTACAACGCTTACGATGGACCAGGTCAACAATGTAATCAAGTTGGCAGATACCTTAAAGGATGCCATCAATGGAGCGTTTCCGGCGGCGAATGTAGTAAACAACCAGATAACAACGGCAGAAGGATATGCCCTGGATGCAAGGCAGGCGAACCCCAATATTGATGGATCACTTGCAAAGCAGATAAGTGATTTAAACGGCAGGTTAAAAAATGTAGCTACTAAAAATGATATAAATGCATTGAATCCATCAGGAGCAATTCGATTGTATTCAGAAAAAGCTATTGGAAAAGAAGGCGCCGGCTGGTACAGATTTGCAAAGATAACCTGTAAATCAGACACGGCAGCAAAGGGTTCTTCTTACATATTGATAGAAACACTAATTCGACAATCGTTTTCAAATGCACTAGGTTGTTTTCATAAAATAGATTTCTATTTAATATACAATGATTCTGCAAGAATATCTGTTACTGGATACAATTCAAGCGTATTAAAAAAGGTTCGGATTGTAAGAAATGGTAATATAATATTTCTTGATGTGTATTCTGTTGCAATTATAAATGCAACCGAAATATTATCATTTATTCCATTTAATCCCGAAATACAATCAGCTGAACACGTTGAGATTCATCTAGTTCCCGAAACTGCTGATGGGGAAGTAATTGTTCGCAGTGATGAGCTTGCAGACAATATATAAATATGGTTTATCATAAATGCATTAAGTAATTGTTACCCATTCGCTCCATTCAGTAGAATTATTTTTGCACCTACTATATATTTTATTGTCCCAGTATGTTATTCGCAATTGCCGTTGATATCTGCTATAGCTTTTATGCCCCAAAAATAACCCGCTACCATCATTTGTAATCGCCAAATAGCAAATATTATTATAGCCAGTTAGTTCATCATCAAGTAGGTCGAAACGATCAAGAGCAAATATTTTAAAGTGATTTAAACTGCCGTTTAAATTAGTTTAGTAACTCGTAAATAAATATATATAGAAAGGAATAAAAATCATGGACAAAATTATTTTGAAAAACAAAACAGAGTTCGAGATCGCAGATGGTGCGAGTCTCGGTAATATTCAGATCCAGGCAAAAAACTTCGATGAAGTCAAGACCATCACAGACAAGTTCAACGCTGAGAACATTTCAAAAGTAACTTTTACCCACAACGGGGAAGTGTCCGGAGAATACACAGACCTTAAATCCGATGGGTTTTCTTACAATCCAAACGTGGGAGAGGACGGGAAAGAAAATGGTACATATACCGTAACAGTAATGCTTCATACGAAAACAGAGGTTGAGAAAGCCATCGACGAATTGAAGGCAGGGTATGAAGTAAACGCTGGAGCAATTGAAGAATTAGCAACAATGGCGGCAGAAATGGAGGTAAAGTAGTATGGTAAATTTCTATGTATATCGTGTAAAGAACGGTCTGAAAAAATGGACTGACGTGCCTAAATTATGGCAGGATAAGGTTAAGGAAGAACTTGTGAGCGAAGGATATGTTTTGAATGAGGATGGAACTGTTACAAAAGCTGACGAGTAATCGACAATAATTTCCATATTTCATCCGTTTACCATAGTATCATTTACTTGTCCGAAAGGACGGCTTCAAGTTCTGGTGGGGGTAAGGCTTGGCATGGTCTTGCCCTCAAATTATCGTTGACTATACACGACATATGTTCTGTATAGGGTATAAGGATTGGGGGTTTGTTATGGACTTTAAAAAGATGATAATCGAATTACTTGATAAAATCGATGATTCAAGAATTTTGCGTTATATCTACATAATAATTTCTGACATTGTGAAGGAGATTGAGAAATGAAACATTCAAAGCTTGAAATAAAGACAATAGACGAAGATAGCATCTATTGTCAAGTCCTTATTGATGGTCACGTCGTGCATGGAGTGCGTAGCATACGATTTGAAAAGAAAGCGCAGTCCATGCCTGTTGTCAGCATCGACATGAACTGTATCGACATGACGGTAGATTCTCCGTTTATCACTCAATTAGAGGGCAAAGACGGAGAAAATGAAATCATTTTTAAATTCAAGGATGATAATGAACCCAAATAGGGCAATCTTCCCTTACGCAATGGTGGGATATTTCCTTATCTAAGCAGTTTATCCCGCCTTTTGCGTATATAGTACCTTCCGTATTTTTATATGGTATACATTCGATTAAGATATTTACATCCTTATTTTCTTTATCACAAAAACCGCGAACATTTCTATACATAACTATTCCTCGCTCAATAAATCAATCAATTCAAAAACGTGCTTTTTCTTCTTATCTGAAAGGGCAAGTATCTTTTTTATGGCGTTTTCCAAGTCCACATCGTTTCTTATTTTAGATATAAGATGAGCCGATTCATCCGAAAATGCGGAGTTTTCTTCGCCTGTCAATATCCAATCTGCACTCACTCCAAAATATTCAGCAATTTTTATTATTCTCAATGATGGAATATCCTTCGGTTTTGATATAGAGCCGTTGCTAAATTCCAGCTTTTCTTCTAGGGCAGTCATGCTAATCCCTGCTTTTTTGCACAATAACCTAATTCTTTCTAGCGGTGTCATAATTTTCCTCCATTTCACTAGAACAATTTCTATAAAATGGGTTGACAAACTAGAACATCTTCTATATAATGGCTTTATCAACTAGAAAATGTTCTACGAAATATAAATAGAGACTGTTCTTAAATTCATTTAGCAAATTTATTTTAGAATATTATCTACATTATGTCAATAGAATATTTTCTAAGTCTATAGAAAGGGAGGTATGCGATTTGCTTTACGACAAAATCAAGCAGCTTTGCAATGAAAAGGGAACAAACATTATGAGAGTCGAGAAAGAAGCAGGACTTAGTAATGCTACAATCCGCAAATGGAACGAATCTTGCCCTAGTGCAGAAAACCTTAACGCCGTTGCAAAGGTTTTAAATGTAACTGTTGACTCTCTTCTTAATTAGAAAGGAGAAAATCATTTGAAAACATACGACATGAACAACATAGGCTCGATTCAGTGTGTCGCGCTTGCCAAAACAGAAGATGAAAAGAACGATCTGCTAAAAAGAGCCTATTGGGTGATGTTTTCACCGGAAGAAGATGAAATTAACTGCTGGATTCTTTGCCGGGATAAATCGGATGTTCCGAATTAGACCATTCTAAATGAATCCATGAATAGTCCGCAGGAAATCCGCTTGATATTCCGATGTACTTCCAACCAAGACTTACATATTCGGATATTATCTCGTTTATTCTTTCCTCGGACAAACCGTTGCATTTAATCATTTTCTTTTCCATAGTTTCACCTCTTTTCTAAATAAAGATAAGAGGATTATACCACAGAAAGGAGAAACATGAACGAATTACAGATTTTCAATAATGAAGAGTTCGGAGAAGTCCGAACTGTAGTATTAAATAGCGAGCCGATGTTTTGCTTGGCTGATGTTTGCAAGGCATTGGAAATCAAGAACGCGACAGATGTATCGAAGAGGCTTGATGATGACGAACGCACTAGATTAAATCTAGGGCGTCAAGGAGAAACAAACTTCGTTACCGAGTCTGGTCTATACGCGGTTATTCTTCGTAGCGACAAGCCGAATGCCAAGAAGTTCCGTAAATGGGTAACCGGAGAAGTTCTTCCATCCATCCGAAAGACCGGAAGCTACGGAAAGCCTATGACAACCGCAGAAAAGATTCAGTTACTTGCGCAGGGCAACGAGGAATTGAGCGGTCGTGTTGAAAAGGTTGAGGACAAGATTGATAGCCTTGAAAACGATATGCCTTTGTATGGATGCGAGATTGACGAGATTCAGAAGCACGTTAAGCGCAGGGGCGTTGATATTCTTGGCGGTAAGAAAAGCGAAGCTTACCACGATAGAAGCATACGAAGCTTAGTGTACTCAGATATTTATTGCCAGCTTAAGCGCGAGTATGGATGTGTTTCATCCTACAAGAGTATTAAGCGCAAGTATATCGCAGATGTGCACGAATTCATTGATTGCTACGTTGCACCGGTGTTCTTGCGAGAGCAGATTGCAGATGTAAACGCGCAGATGAGTTTTGCACAATAACTTCCTTATTTTAAAGGAGAACAATATGGTTTACAGAATTTTAAGAAAATTAGGCTTTTTGATTGCTTCGTTGTCGTTTTGTTGTGTTGGTACAGAAGATGTTCGCGGTCTTATCTTTGGAATTATCGGGATCGCAGGATTGCTTCTGATAGTGTTCTCAAACAAAATGCTTCGCATCAATTATGAACGCCGTAAACTTGACAGAAAAATCGCGGAAAGGAGAGTCAAAGCCATTGAAGAGAGTAATTGCACTTGCGATGATTGCAACAATGCTTGTTGTAAAGCCGTATAGCACAAATGCTACAGAGACTTATATCGGCTATTGCGAGGAGATAGGCGGTAAATACAACATTTGCCCGGAACTCATTCAAGCAATCGTTGAGCAGGAATCGAATTACAATCCGAATGCTCATGGCAGTTCTGACGATACCGGATTGATGCAGGTAATTCCGAAATGGAATCGTGACCGGATGAATAGACTTGGAATTACGGATCTGTATGATCCATACCAAAATATCCTATGCGGAACGGATTTGATTGCGGAATTGGCAGAAAAGTACGGCGATCCTTATTTAGTCCTTATGTGCTACAACGAGGGCGAATACGGCGGTGCGGTTGAGCGTTACAATTCCGGCAAATACTCCAATTACGCAGTATCGATAATGGAAAGGGCGGCAGAATTAGAAGATGCGCATGGTAAACATGATTATTAGTGGTGTTTGTTGTAATGATTACGAAAAGCGAGCATTGGTATCGATGCTTGGCGGAAAGAAGAAAACGAACGACAAGCAGGAAAGTTTTGAAACGATTCTTGATCGGGAGATTAAGAAGTTTGATTTGCAGAAAGAGAAAGGGCACTAGAGATGGGAAAAGATAGAAACGGTGTGGTATATTCCGGAAAAATCGTAGAAGATCCGAAATATTCCCACACAACACAAGGAATTCCACATTATACGATGATGGTTCGATTCCTTAGAAAGAGCGGAACGAGCGATATTATTCCGGTTTGTTTTACGGAAGATGTGTTTAATCCGAATGGCGAATACGAAGGACAGTTCATTGAGTTGTCCGGATCATTCCGGTCGCACAGTAAGACTTATGGCAACAAAAATCATTTGATACATTACATTTACGCTGATTACATTAATGTTGTTGAGATTGGCAATGAAAATGCAGTAACAATCGAAGGATGCGTGTGCAAAGAACCATATTTTAAGGAACGTAAAAGCGGATATGTTCTGACCGATTTCCTTGTTGCATCAAACCGGATTAACGGCAAAACGGATTATATTCCGTGCATTGCATGGATGGAGCAAGCACACGAAGCTAGAAAGCTTGAAATCGGCGATAAAGTTCGTGTTAACGGCAGACTGCAGAGCAGGATTTACAAGAAAAGGCTTGAAGATGGTGGAACGTCAGTGAATACCGTTTATGAGGTATCTATTACAAGCTTTGAGAAGGTTGAGAAAGGGGAAGAAAATGAAAATGATTCTAAAAACACTACGGCTTGAAGATTTCAAAAGCGTAGTTGACAAGACCTATGATTTTGGCGATATTACACGAATTAACGGCATGAATCGACTTGGCAAGACAACTATCGGTACTGCAATCTTTTGGTTATTCTCGGACAAAGGATATGAGTTAAATAGCAATCCTAATATCAGACCGGATGATGGCAGAGAGTGCGTACCTACTGTTACCGCAACACTTGATATTGATGGCAAAGAGGTTGTTATTTCCAAAATGCAGAAGCAGAAAGCCGGAAAGCCGGACGAGAGCGGTGTTTCAAAGGTTACATTGTCGAATTCCTATGAGATCAACAGTGTTCCTAAGACAAACCGCGATTTTGTGGCGTATATGGAAGAACTTGGATTTGATTTCGATAAGTTTCTTGTTTGTTCGCATCCAGATGTGTTTACGAAAGACTTGAATCAGAAAAAGAAGCAGGATGAAATGCGAGAGCATCTGTTTGCTATGTCGATTTCTAAATCTGATTTAGAAATTGCACAGATGAGTAAAGAAACCGCGGAAGTAGCAAAGCTTCTTGAATCCTACAAATTTGAGGAGATTGAAGCTATGAACAAGGCTTCCAAGAAAAAGGCTGTCGAGCAGTTAGATGCTATTCCGAATCAGATTATCGGGTTGGAGAAAGCCAAGGTTGACGTTGATGTTGCAGAACAGGAGTTGTTAAAAGCCGATTTAGGGAGAAAGATTGAAGCACTTGAAGATTTAATGGCGAAATCCGATGTGCATATTGATGAAATGCGCAGCGAAGAAATGCATTGCCAGTTTGAAATGTCAGCTATCGCACAGACCATGAATAACGAGCTTTCAAGCAAGAAGCGTGAGATTGGAAAACACAAATACGACCACGAACGGAAGTTAGAGGATATTCGTTCATCTATCAGAAAATCGCAGGAATCTATTGAGAGAAATAGAAAAACTATTTCCGAACAGAGTCTTAAGAGAGCCGAACTTGCGAAAAAATACAACGATGAAATTGCAAAGAAGTTTGACGATTCTAAGTGGATATTTGACGAATCTACAACGGTTTGCTCGTTATGCGGACAAAGATTGCCGGAAGATAAAATAGAGTCTTTAAGATCCGATTTTTCGCAGAGAAAGGCAGATGCAATCGAAATATTTAATGAAGAACACGCGAAAACACTTGCCATGATTGTTGATGATGGAAATTCGTGTGCTGAAATGATTAAGGATCTGACAAAGAATAACAAAGAATTGGAAAACAAAATTAACACCTTGAAACTTCATGAAGCGGAAGAAATTGACATTATCAAAGGATATGATGAACAGATTTCTAAGATTCCGGCTTGTGCTGATTATACGCAGAATGCGGAATATGCCAAGTTAAAGACTAAGCAGGACAAATTGCTTGCTGATATTGCAGAGTTAGAACCCAAGGGCGCAGATAAGGTTGTTGAGGACGCAAAAGCCGATAAAGCAAAATTTAAGAGTCAGCTTGATGAAGTAAATAATGTTATCGCGCAGGCTGAAAACAATGTCCGTATTGACGAACAGATTTCCGAAATGCAGGCGAAACAAACCGAGTACGCACAAGTCAAGGCTGATGCAGAAAACATCCTCAATCAGCTTTCCGAGGTGTCTAAACGCAAGAACAATTTGCTTGTTGATGAAATCAATTCTCATTTTAGCATTGTGAAGTGGAAATTGTACGATTATCAGAAGAACGGAGAATACAAGGAAGTTTGCACCCCTACTGTGCCGGATGAAAAGACCGGAATCTATAAGGTATTTGGAGATACCGCAAACAAAGGGCGTGAGATTGAAGCGAAGCTTGATATTTGCGATAGTTTTCAGAAATTCTATGGCATGAGAGTTCCGATTGTTCTTGATAATGCGGAGAGTATCAACGATGAGTATATCCCAAAAGTTGACACGCAGCTTATTCTGCTGACGGTCACTAAGGATAAGGATTTGAAAGTGGAAACGGTATAATATGGTTTATCAGATAAACGATAAGGCAATCGAAATCATTGACAAATACATGAAAGCAGGAGAACCGCTTGACCTTGGGGCTGAAAGGTTCTGCATGGGAACATTCAAAGCTATGTGCGAAGAAGTATTTCATAAGAAATGTGTTATGCGTTTGGTGCATAGAAAGGGCGAAGAACCAATGTTTACCAAGTGGGATACGAAATACTACACGTATTTTCAAGGCAACACATGGTACCAATTTTCTTGGTTTAATGGCAGATGCGGTTTCGGGTATCGGTACTTTTTGAAAGCTAGTTGTGAATTATATTTTGAAAAGCACGCAAGACAGATAATAAGTCTGTTTCTCTCGGAAAGATACACTAGCATCGAGGATGCAATACTTGAAACCGACTGTTTCTTAGAACTGTGGAATGCGTTTGAAAAATGGTTCGACAATAGGAGAAATAAATTCATGGAGAATATGAAAACAGATATTCAAGAAATCCGAGGGTTATCAGCAAGAAAAACACCGCAGTCACATGGCGGCGTGGCTAATTTGCTTAAGGTTTTGACAAAGACAATGGAAAAGCAAGGTTCTGATATTGCTAGTATTGCAAAGGTGCAATATGCGGTATGCGTACAGGCAGGAATCTATATTCCGGACGAGTTCATAAGAGATGTTGCAGTTACATTGGATATGCCAATAGAAAATGAAGAAAGCGAGGTTGCACATGAGTGACAGATATATCATCGAGCGTGAGTTTGAACACGCAGGATATAAATGCGTAGTAGTATTTACGCGCATGGGACACAGATGCGGTTATGTCGGCATCCCAAAGAATCATCCATTATACGGAAAGGATTATAGCGACCACCTTGAAATCAAGAAAGCCGACATTGGAGACAGAACAGTGAGTGGAATTTTTCCTTTGCTTGGCGCTTGCTTTGATAAAGACGAAAGAATCCGCATTGAAGCATATTTTCAGTGTCATGGCGGCATTGCCTACGCTGACGGTGGCGAAAATACAGATTATCCAATCGAAAGCGATTTCTGGTGGTTTGGATTTGATTGCGGTCATGCAGGAGATAAGGCGGATTTGAAGTATGCAATAGAGAAGTTCCCGGACAGTAAAGAAGGATATATGGCTCGTTTGGCTATCGAAAGCGAATTTCCGATCGAGGGCGATGTTGTCCGCACAGAGGAATATGTTGCAGATGAGTGCAAGAAGTTAGCGGGGCAGTTAAAGCAGTTTGAAGAAAGCGAGGAAAAATAAATGATTTTACAGAAAAAGACAGTTTGTACAGGAAAAGGAATTTGCAAGGTTGAACTTGCAAAGGAAGGCATTGAGTATGTCGTAAAAATCGATGGCAGTGTTTATAAGAGAACTGCAAATGAGTTGTTCGCAGTACAGGCATTTAATGAAGTTTAAGAAAGCGAGGTAGCAAAAATGGCAAAACGTAAATTAAGAATTGGAGATCTTGTCAAGGGGAAGCCAAATAATGGATGTGCGATTACTGACGAGAGAATGGAACTCGGAAAAATTGTTGGCTACAGAGAAGATTTGCACTTTTATGTAGTTAAAATTCTTTCTTATCCTTCGAATATAGGGTTGATCGGAAAAACGTATTTTGTTAAAACGGAGGATCTTGGCATTGTCAAAAATAGTGACGATACCATCGTCATTTATCGCAACAACAATAAGGTTATCGCGCTTGACAAGTCAACCGGAGAAAAAGCAGAAGCACGTTGCAATCCTACTGATAAGTTTGATTTCCATATTGGTGCTAGACTTGCTTTTGACAGACTCATGGGCGGTAAAAATGAGACTGTTCCTAAGAACACTAAGGAAGTCAAAGAAGTTAGGCGCACGGCAAAGGTTGGAGAGTATGTAAAGATCGTAGAGCCTGTCTTTAGTCTTGGATGTTACGAGAAAGGAGAAATCTATAAGATTGTTGCTATTTACAAAGGTGGAAACGCTATGATTAATGCAGGTGGTATCAATATTCATCTTTACAACAGAGAATACGTCGTTCTCGAAAACTATCAGCCGGAAGAATCCGAGGATTGTGACGATATCGACGAAGCGGCAAAGATGACCGGTCATATGATTAAAGCGCTTGAAAGTGAGGGCGGTTTATCGCATTGTGAGGCTATTGATTTTGTTAAAGATATCGCGTTAGGAAGGAGATAATTATGGCAGAAGAAAAGAAGCAGGAAGTAGCGACTAAGCCGGAACTGAATACAAGACTTTCGTTTTATGCAAATCAGTACACCGGACTTATGGAACGCGATTTTGAGGAACACGGTCTTGTATTTGATGATTATTCGAAACAGTGCGTTATGGCATCTATGAGTGCGATTTACAACCTTGTTACATCTAACAAGGCGGCTATGGAGAACCTTAACTGTTCAAATTTGAGACAAGTTATCGGTCAGGTTTCCAGCCTTAAGCTCAACGCAAATGCAGTTCCTCGAGAGTGCTATTTTCAGTTAAGAAACAAGCAAGATGCTAATGGAAATTGGTACAAAGAGGTTGAAATGGGTATCGAGGGAGACGGAAACGACGCACTTCTTCGCAACTTTGGCGTTGGTGTTAAAAAGGTATATCCGGTATGGCTTGTGAAAGAAGGAGACGAATTCACATACCCAAAGCATAAGGGCGTTGAAATTACTCCTCCAGAGTGGGAAGAAAAAGGATTGTCGCAGAAAGTAATTCGTGTTGTCTATCCGGTCGAGATGGATGGTGGAAAGATTGAATATATGATTGCAGAGCGAGAGGGTGTAAAAGGAAATCTCTTGGCTCATGTGCGCAACAATCTTTTGAATGAAACGTTTGGAATTTGCGAGAATAAGCGCAAGGCAACCGATAAGCAAAAGGCTGAAATTAATGCTAAAAAAGACGATATTATCAGCGCGCTTCTTGGATGCAAGACGTTGGAAGAAATGCTCGCTTGCGAAGTCGCGAGACCTTATATGAGCGCTGCATGGAAGGAAACTTCCGAAGCTATGATTGTTCGTAAAATGCGCAACAATGCAATCAAGAAGCATCCGAAAGACCTTAACGCAATGGCTACACAGTCACTTATACAGATGGATGAAACATATCAGCAGTCACAGGAAGAAATTGCCGAGAATGCCAATTCAGAGGACTTTATTGTTGCAGATGCAGAAGTAAAGGAATCCGTGAAGGATGGTGTTGAGAAGTCGGTTGGAGCGCATTTGGATGCAGAAATTCCGGTGAAAGATGATCGTAAGATTTCTATGGATGCAGATGTGCCGGATTTTATGAAGAATTAGGAGGGCATTATGATTTTTGTTAAAATTGCAATTTTGTTATGGGTTTTGTTTTTCGTTATAGGAAAGTTTGTTGCTTCCGGCATTAGTTTAGAAGAAGAAATACGTCATGCTCTCGGCATTCCTTACAAGGTCACTTTTGGCAGGGTTGTTTTTGCAATCGTGTTTATCGCAGCACTCATTGATTCGTTCGTGGCACTTATTTGGTTTTTGTTTTTCAGATAGGAGGAGTCTATGAGAGTTATATCACAGGACGGAACAATTGATGTACCATATGAAGAGGTGCTAATCACTCTTGGTTGCAGTGGAGATAAAAGAGAGTATCACATAAATGGACACTTGATTCATCCAGAAGGTTCTTCGTCAGTGAAGATCGCCACTTATTCCACCGAAGAAAAAGCAAAGAAAGCTATGGAAATGATTAGAATTGCGTATGAAAATAATGAATTTTATCATCATATTGCCAATTCAGAACACTTCACGGAATTTACCCAAGCGTTAAGTGAAGAAATGTTTAAGAAAGCTACAACAGAATATTTTCAGTTTCTTGCAGAGGAAGAATTGGAGTAGGGTATGGGAAAAGTATTATTCGGACTAATAGCATATATTCCTTGGCTTGTTTGGATGATTGGATTTCATATTTACAAGAAAATTCAGCAAGAGGAAGTTTGGAAAAGTGATGTATTCATCCCAGTTATGTGGATTCTTATAATATTCGGTCAGTTTTTATACCAGATTCTACAGTATTTGTATTAAGAAAGTGAGGTGGTTTAATGTTCATGAGATGTTGCGGATCAGGATCATCTGGTAACTCATATGCTTTAATTGCAGATAACGGAGAAATCCTTGCTATTGAAGCCGGATGCAAATTTCTTGATTTCAAGAAGACGATTGGTTGGAAAATCTCAAATGTGGTTGGTTGCATTGTTTCTCACGAACATGGTTGAGCGATCATGCGTATTACATAAAAGACTTTATGAAATCTGGTATTCCGGTTTATACGGCATTTGAAACCCAAACCGCGCTAGAAGTTATTACCGGAGAGCGCACAACACCTCTCTCACCTCTTGTAGCGCGGCAAATTGGAAGTTTTACGGTAACACCGTTCAATGTACCGCACGACACGGAAATCGAGTGCTACGGATATTTAATCAAGCATGAGGAAATGGGGCAGTTATTGTTCTTGACCGACTTGGAATATTGCAAGTACAACTTTTCGAAGTTTAACATTGAACATATCATGGTTGAAGCCAATTACAGTATGGACTTGGTAGACCGGAATGAGCCGAACTACGAACACCGCCTGCGAGGGCATATGAGCCTTGATACGGCACTTAAATTTATTAAGACTAACGACAATCCTGCACTTAGGAATGTCATTCTAATTCACTTATCGGATAAATGCGGTGATCCCGCGAAATTTTCACAAAAAGCAAAAGAAACAGTTAAATACGGAACGAATGTTTATGTTGCAGAAAAAGGGTTAGAGGTTGATATGAACCTTTGTCCGTTCTGAAAGGAGAAAGCATGGAGAAAGGAACAAAGTGCAGAGTTATTAGTGATGATTATGGGTTTTTTAAACCGGGAGAAATCGTTGTTGCATTACAAACCAGTACTGTGCCATATTGTGCAAAAGAATCGGCATATTCTCCGGAAAAAGCACTTAGCAGTTATGAATCAAGCGAGTACAACGCTTTAAAAGAGTGTGAGCTTGAAGTAATCGAGGAATAACTAGGTTGAAACACCAGCTGAAAAGCGAAAGAAACCATTCTAACGCATAAACGGCGAATTTGAATAGTTATCACAGAACTTATTGTAAGCCGTTCGTTACCGTGGCGGTGCGTCCCCTGCGTGCCGCCAAAACAAAAGAGGTAAAGGATATGAGTATTTGCAGATATTGCGGAAGGGAATTTGAACCTAGGCATAAAAATCAGTTGGATTGCAGTTCAAGATGCACCAAGAGGCTGAATTTTTCAGTCACAATGGAAAGACGTGGCAAGACGATTTATTACAAAACTTGCCCTAAATGCGGTCTTAATTTTAGATCCATGAGCGACAAAAGGGAATTTTGCTTTGAGTGCTTACCGTCTCCAAACGGTAGACATAAGGACGTTGAGGATCGAAAACCTAGAAAGAGAATCCGCACGATAAATCAAATTAATAAGGCTGCTAGAAAAAGTGGTGTCAGCTATGGAAAGTATGTAGCTGCGCAGAACATGAAGCCGTTGGAAAGGAGGAATCGCGTTGGACTATCAGAAATTCCGGCAGGCAAAGGCGATTGAAGCCAAGAACAAGCAGAAATGGCTTGCATTGAATCCAATGCTTGATGAATCAAGCGGAATTTATATTTTGACAAGACAGGACGAAAACGGGTTTAGATATGCTTATGTGGGGCAGGCAAAGCATATTTTAACCAGATTGTCGCAACACCTTTCTGGGTATCAGCACATAGACCTTAGCTTGAAGTCTCACGGACTGCATTCAGAGGATAATCCGCATGGATGGGGAGTTTGCATTCAACATTGTCCTGTAGACAGACTTAACGAGGAAGAACAACGATGGATTAAGTATTGTGCAGACAAAGGTTATCAACTTCGAAATAAGACGAGTGGGTCACAGGGAGAGGGCAAAGCTAAGATTGATGATTACCGTCCGGCAAAAGGCTATTATGACGGCATTAAGCAAGGCAAAAAGAGTCTCGCCAAGGAATTATCGCATATTGCTGAAAAGCACCTTGAAATCCGCTTAAAGCCGGAGAAACAGGGCAACAAGGTTTCTGAAAAGCAGTATGAGAAGTTTATGACTTTGATTTCTGAAAATACATATGAGGAGAGTGATTAAATGGCAGAAAGGAGAATGTTCGCAAAGAAGATAACCGAAAGCGACGCCTTTTTAGATATGCCTAGCAGCACGCAAATGCTTTATTTCCATTTATCAATGAATGCTGATGATGATGGTTTTGTCAACAATCCCAAGAAAATACAACGTATGTGTGGTGCATCGGATGATGATTTTAAACTTCTTGTCGCTAAGTCGTTTGTCATATTGTTTGAGAGTGGAATTATTGTGATAAAGCATTGGAAAATGCACAATTATATACAATCAGACAGATACAAACCCACTGATTATGTTGATGAAAAGTCGATGCTTGGTCTCAAAAAAAATAAGGCTTATACGCTTGACGAAAGTAAAATGGATACGAGATGTATACAAGATGTGTCCGTAGGTAAGGTAAGTAAAGGTAAGGATAGTATAGGTAAGGATAAAGATATAGAGGTAGAGCCGGAAGAAATTGAGCAAGTGACATGTAAGCACATTGTTAATCTATATCATACAACTTGTGTTTCTTACCCAAAAGTTAAAACGTTGTCCGATGCTCGTAAGAAAGCTATAAATGCTAGATTGAAATGCTATAGCATTGATGATTTCAAGACTCTTTTTGAGAAAGCCGAAGCATCTGATTTCTTGAAAGGATCCAACGATCGCGATTGGTCGGCTAATTTTGATTGGCTTATAAAGGACGCGAATATGGCGAAAGTTATTGATGGAAATTACGACAACAAGGACAAGCCACATGCAGGATCATCAAAAAAAGATTCGCTGGCATCCAAAAACAGATTCAATAATTTCACGCCGCGCCAATACGACTGCGACAGTTTGGAAGGTATGCTTTTGCATAAAAATTCACAAGAAAAAGGAGATACATAAAAATGCCTAGTAAAGTATATAAACTGACTAATCTTGATACAAAGGAAGTCATCGAAGATGTTGAGTCACGGAAAGCAAAGGAAATTATTGGCGCACCAGCAGATGTCGTATTGAATAGAATCGCTTGCAAAAAGGACAACGTGTTTGAAAATTGGAAAGTCGAATTTCAGCAGGATATACGTCCTTTTACGCGCAAGACATATGTGCAGTGGCTACATTTGAATAAACGCTACGGAATGTGAGAAACAAGAAATGAAGCATAGAACAAACGCGGAAAAGCGCGCAGAGCGCATGAGGGCAGAGCTTTCGGAGGGCTTGAAAAATTATCAAGATTCCAAACCGGAGCACAGAGATCCGAAAGCATATAAGAAATTTAAAACTCCGCCTACAGATTATGGCAGTGGAAGAAAATGCAGTTACGGAGAGAAGAACAAAACGTGTGATCCTGGTTGCATATTTTGGAACACTTGCATCAAAGGCAGACACAGAGAGGAGGCTATCGTATGAGTAATGCACTTAGGAGAAAGAAGAAACCGACATTCTTCACGAAGAAAGATACAACTATCATCGGTCGGAATGATTTTGAAACGCGGAATACACAGAGAGTCGTATTCAAGTCATATAAGGATTATCTCGTGATTGGCTACATTATCCTGCATGACAAGTTTGGATTTGGTCAGAAGCGTATGGCAAGGCTTGAACAAACCGTAAATGCATATTCCGAAGCATCTGTTGATAATCCGAACATGAAAGGAACGTCCTTGGCATTCATGCTTAAGGATAAATACGATTTGGATGTTACATCGATCGTGAATAGAGTGCCACAAAGTCAATTGATGCGGTTGTATGCATGGAAAGGACATTGTGTTGAACGTGAAGCATATAGGCTTTCTAGTGCATCTATGTTTAACTATCTTGCACTGACTCTTACGGCACTGAAAAAGATGTTCAAGTTCACAAGAGAGCAGTTGCAGGAGTTTTCGGATAAGTTTGTTGATTACATCGACACACTTGCGAATTATAAGCAGTTTCAGTTGACGGTGCCGATGATAGCTGAGAGTTTGTCGGAAGAGATTAAGTTTGTGTGTGATTTGGAGGTGTAAATATGAGGGTAGATTTGCCGGCTTGCAATTTTAAAAACTGCAAATACAATTCAGACTTTAATTGCACAAAGCCTAATGAATATGCGATTTGCAGCAGGGGAAATATATTTACGCTTGCGGAAAAGTTGTACGAAAAATATCCGGACGATCAAGATATATGGATATTGCTACAAGAGGTTGTAAGAATTGGTCAAAGAATAAACTTAATAATTGATGAATTTGGATTAGATAAGGAGGACGCGTAATGTTAAACAGAGAAAAATATGCGGATAAAATCATTGAGATTGCAGCAAGTAGTAAACTTGCACTTAAAGATGGCAAACCTACTCCATGCTCAAGGATGAGATGTTCGGAGTGCGGATTCCATAGCACTAATTATTCATGTAACCATAAAGTGTATGAATGGTTAGATTCAGAATACGTTGAGCCACCTGTTGATTGGAGTAAGGTAGCAGTCGATACGAAAATTTTTGTAAAAGATAGCGAAAGCGGTGAATGGCTTCCGAGGTACTTTGCAAAATATAAAGATGGGTTTGTGTATACATTTAGAGATGGAAAGACATCATGGAGTTCACAGGGCAATACGTTGTATTGGGAATATGCCAAGCTTGCAGAAAGCGAGGATGCCGATGCTTGAATGTATGAAGAATATGGCAAAGCCGCAGACCAATGCCGACAGGATAAGGAATATGTCAGATGAAGAGTTGGCAGAGTTTCTTTGCAAAGTAAAATCAGATTATCAGTGGATGGAACATGAATTTCCGAGCGAAGAAGAACACGGCGAGTGGGAAGATTGGCTTCAATCAGAAGCGGAATAGGAGAGAATGTGGAAGATAGATATTTCAAAGCAAAGAGACTTGACAATGGAGAATGGGTGCAAGGTAATCTTATTCAAAGCTGTGATGCAACAGATGGATGGGAATCAATTATAATTCCTGTCAAGAATAGTAATATGTTTACAAAACATATTGGACATGGTTACGGAAACCTTGGATTTGAAAATTGGTACAGAGTTAACCCATCTACAATCTGCCAATGCACAGGCTTAAATGACAAGAACGGAAATCTGATTTGGGAGAATGATATTGTAAAAGACTTATTTAGTGATGCTTGTGCACAAATCAAATACGGCAGTTATCAGAGTTGCTTTGATAGCACCAAAACTGAACATGTCGGATTTTATGTAGACTGGTCAGGCAAGTATACTAAAAGATACAGAAAAGATTTAGGTTATTGGATAAATATGGTTGATGCAGAAGTTATCGGCAATACGTTTGACAACCCGGAGTTGTTGGAGGTGCAGGAATGACAGAGAATGAAGCAATTAAGATATTAAAGAAAGATAGTTGTTATGAATGCGCACAAGGCACAGACAGCCCGTTTAGTTGTGAATATGGGGATGCAGAGTTGCGAAAGCTACTAGAGTAGCAATCAAGGCACTTGAAGAAGTAGAACAGTACCGAGCAATCGGCACTGTGGAAGAATGCCAGACGGCGATGAAACGTCAGAATCCGATAGCTACTATTGCTGAAAAAGAAGATACTGGGACTATAGCGAGCGTTATTGATGCACAGCTGACCGCCTATGATGTAGACAAGGTTGTGGAACAGTTAAGCGACAAGTTCAGATTCGTACGAACTGATGAAGATTTGGAATGGAACAGGGCAATATATGACGCAATTAAAATTGTGAAAGGCGGTGGAGTAGATGGCAATTAAACCGACTTTATTCAATACAGAAATGGTTCGTGCAATTCTGGACGGACGGAAGACCTGCACCAGAAGAATTGTGAAACCGCAACAGTTCATAGGGATGTTGCCTGACAAATGCAAGAATGGAGCACCTGAAGAATTCTTGAAAGAAAAGAAACCCATGTTCAAACCATACTGCGATATGACAGATATAGAACTGATAAAAACTGCATACAAAGCTCCATATCAACCGGGCGATATTCTTTATGTCCGGGAAACATGGTGCGGACTTCCGGTCAATGAAGCAGGTCATTTTCGGGGACATCCAATCTATTATTACAGGGCAGATGGAGATCTACGACCTGAAGGTTGGAGAGGCGCTTGGCACCCGTCAATCCACATGCCGAAAGAAGCCGCTCGTATCTGGCTTAAGGTTACGGATGTTAGGGTGGAGCGGTTGCAGGAGATGTGGGCGAGCGATGCGTCAAAAGAAGGGCTACAGTTTAATAAACCAACAACAGCCGATGAAATGTTGCAAGCATTTGCCGAATTATGGAACAGTACAATCAAGAAATCCGACCTTGGCAGCTACGGCTGGGATGCGAATCCGTGGGTTTGGGTTATTGAATTTGAACGATTCGAGAAGCCGGAAGGAGTGTGAGAAATGCCTAAAGCAGTATTGGTTATGGATATGCCAGAGTGTTGCGTAGATTGTTGTTGCGGATACTTTGAAAGATACGCCAAGGAACTTAATCTGGTATGTGGTGCTACAGGAGAGGATGCGAACAATGTCGGAAAGCCGGATTGGTGTCCGCTCCGGGAACTTCCGGAGAAGATACCAGAGTTGAAATCTGGTTATGAAGATCTCAGCACATCAATACGTCGGGTGGGTTGGAATTCCTGCTTGGATGAAATTTTAAGAGAAAGAAAGGAATAACGAATCCTCGGTAAACCGAGGTTGCAACTTAAAGGTTTATGGATTTATTGAAAGTGGGTGAGAGCGAATGAGTGGTGGAAGTTGGAATTATTTGTATTGTAAAGATGTTGACGAGCTTATGAATGGTTCGTCAACAGAATTACTGCAAGATATGGCTGATAGATTGAACAGTGCAGGTTTTGAAGATGTGGCTAAAGATACACAAAGATTAGTTGAGTATATCAAGTCGGCAAGTATACGAATAGAAACACTTTTTGAAGCACTTAGTCCTGTATTTAAGGCTGTTGAATGGTTTGATAGCGGAGATTGGGGCAAAGAAGTTCTGAATAATGAGGTGCTTAAATATCGAAAGTCTAATATCGATAGTTATGACAAAGCTGTTGATGATTTGACCGCTAACATCATTGAGCGTTTTTCCGGAATGGCTATGTCAAGCGGATTACCAACCGAGGGCGCAACTTGGGAAAATGCCATAAGACAAGTAAAACAGATAGCAGAACAGTTGAAAGGAGCGAAACAGAGTGAAGATTTTAAGCAAGAAGAAATACAATAAACTCTTTAATGATTGCGAGAAACTACAGGAAAAAGTAGAAGAACTCAAAAGAACAAATGAATGTCTTGAAAAAAAGCTAGAAGATAAAAAGACAAGTTGCAAGATGAATAGTGGAAAAAGCTTCTGCTTTAATTGTGCAAATTCTTACAGATACAAGACATATTTTGGGACAACAGAAGTTGAGGAGTGTGGTTGTTTACTTGATGTTCCTTGCGAGAGCTTTGAAAGAAAAGGAGTTGGAGAATAGTGATTGACGAAAACGCAATAAATCACAATGCATTAAGGCTAATCAACTTTGCCGCAACAGGCGTTGTTGATGGAGAAAATTCAGGCGAATATATAATAGGTGCATTTAACTATATCAAGGGTATCTGTACTATGGCTAATGCTATGAAAAAAGTTTTGGAAGTTGACTAAAAATCTAAGAAAGGAATAGGTTGTGCGCACATAAAACCGAGGTTTCCTTTTGGCGATGAAATGAATAAGAAAAAAATTAAATGTGAAATTTATCGTGATTCTATGCAGAATTACAAGAAATATGCAATACCGCCAGCACAGCTGATTATTGCTGATGTGCCATACAATGTAGGCACTAACTTTTATGGTAGTAACCCTATGTGGTATAACGGTGGCGATAAAAAAAACGGAGAGAGCAAACTTGCGAAAAAGGCGGCTTTCAATTCGGATTTTAACTTTAATTTGTACGAATACTTCCATTTTTGTTCAAAAATGTTGAAAAAAGAGGACACAAAGCCTATTGCAAGGGGCAGAAGCAGTAATAGCCCTTGTATGATTGTGTTTTGCGCATTTGAGCAGTTGCCAACATTGATTGCGGCGGCGAAGAAGCATGGATTCGTTAATTACATACCGCTTGTATTCTGTAAAAACTACAGTCCTCAAGTTCTTAAAGCTAATATGCGTATCGTTGGTGCTACGGAATATGCACTTGTACTGTACCGAAATAAGTTGCCGAAGTTTAGAAACGGCTTGCAGATTGATGAAAACGGAAAGAATATCAGAGGTACAGGACACATGATTTTCAATTGGTTCAATTGGGAGAAAGACGGAAAAGATGTACCGAAAATTCATCCGGCGCAAAAGCCTGTAGCAGTCCTTAAAAAGCTGATTGAGATTTTTACAGACGAGGGAGACATTGTTATTGACCCTTGTTGCGGTAGCGGTAGCACACTAAGAGCCGCCGCAGAACTTGGCAGAAGTGCATACGGATTCGAGATTGACAGAAACTTTTACGAGCGTGCCAAGAATGAAATGCTTGTATTTGAAAAGGACAGTCAAATGAATATAAGTGATTATATTTAACAGGAGAAATGGCTTATGAAATTTACAAAATTCATTAAGCCAGAACTTGAACACATTAAAGAAAATGCCAATTTTACGGAAGAAGAGGAGAGGATTTTCTCTCTTCTTTGCCGTGGATATTCTCAAAAACAAATTTCAACAAAAGAAAATGCGTCTTTAAGGACGATAGAGTATAGAGTTCGTGGGATAAAAGACAAAATTGAAAGGATAATTTGATGAATTGCAGGAAAACGAGTTATTGAAATATGCCGTCGAAAATGGTATTCTCGACATAGCACTTGTGCAAGAACAAGTTGAAATGAACAAGAGAGAAAAGATACTAAAGAAACACCAATATGATATATGGGAGGGCAAAGATGGGTATTGGAGAACCTATATTCCATGCAAGGAGAAAGGGAGAAAACTACTTAAGAAAAAAGATAGGGTCGATATTGAAAATGAGGTTATCGATTATTTACAGATTCAAGAAGAAAATCCAACCATTGATGAAGTGTTTGAAGAGTGGAACGACAGGCGGTTGACGCTGAACAAAATTGGAAATGCGACACACCAAAGAAATCGCAATTTTTATCAAAGGCACTTTAAACAAATGGGTAAAAGGCGCATAAAATCAGTGTCGGAAGATGAATGGGGAGATTTCCTAGAAGAACAGATTCCGAAATTTGATTTGACCGCAAAAGCGTTTTCTGGGTTGAAAGGAATAACCAAAGGGTTTCTGAAACGAGCCAAAAAGCGGAAGTTGATTGACTTTAATGTTGAAGAATTGTTCGAGGAACTTGATACATCGGATTCTGATTTCAAACGAACGATCAAGGAAGATTACGAAGAGGTTTTTGACGAGCAGGAAACTGATATCATGATTAAATATTTGGAATGCAATCTTGATTTATCGAACATAGCGATACTGCTTATGTTCGTGACCGGAATGAGAATCGGAGAGGTTGTATGTCTAAAGCATGATGATTTTGACGGAAATACAGTCAAGGTTCGTAGGACGGAAACAAGGTATCGTGGAGAGGATGATACGAAATATACGGTTGCGATAAAGGATTTCCCAAAGACGAGAGCCGGAGCAAGAACGATTATCATTCCAAAGGATTACGAGTGGTTGTGCGATAGGATCAGAAAAACGAATCCATTTGAAGAGTTTGTGTTTATTAAAGAAAATGGAGAGCGCTTGAATGCGAATTGTGTAAGAATGCGATTACAGAGATTGTGTGATAAGTTAGGAATCTATCGAAAGTCTCCACATAAGATCCGAAAGACATACGGAACCATCCTTCTTGACAACAATATTGACGAGCGGTTGATCCTTGGTCAGATGGGGCACGCAAGTCTAGGAACTACAGAGGAACACTACCACAGAAACCGCAGATCTATCGAGAAAAAGTCAGATATTTTGAGTAGTATACCAGACTTCAAAGCACGAACAAGCTGGTCGTTTGATTACTATTTTGAAAAAAGTAATCAAAAGTAATCAAAGCAAAAACGCTACAAGCCGCATAAACACTGAAAAGTTGATGCTTTGTGCAAGGGTTCGAATCCCCTTATTGGCTTTCGGAAAACCGCATAAAATCAAGGTTTTCTATAGATTAGGGGAAAGAGAGTAATCAAAAAGTAATCAAAAGGTAATCAAAAAAGGCTCGGAAGCCTTGATTTTACTAGAGAAAGGAGTTTCTTGTACAAGTGCTAAAAGTTAATTGAATATGATTACTATGGAAGTTTGGACGCATTGAGCGTCTTTTTTTATTGCGGTTTTTCTGCGGTTTTGTTGCGGGATGACCGTATTTTTTTATGCAAAAATATAGGCATAGGAGGGATGCGGAATGTTTTCAGACAATGTTTTGGAAAAAATATTAAGCCGAGAAGATGTATCAAAAGTTCCTTTGGTTTATCAATCGGCTATGATCCACGCAATACAAGAAGTGTTAGAGGAGGAGAAAGATGTATCCGATGCAGAATCCGAATATGACGTATAACCCGAATCCGAGTTATGCGGCTTATCAGTACAACCCAATGCAGAGATTTCAACAGCCAGAGCCACAGATTCCGCAGATGCAACCGCAGTTTCTTGGAATCCAAGGAAAGGTTGTGCAGTCGGAATCAGCAATCATGGCGAATGATGTACCTATGGATGGAAGTGTTGCGTTTTTCCCGATGCAAGACATGAGCGCAATCGTTGCAAAACAATGGGATGCCAATGGAACAATCAGAAAGACCGTTTACAAGCCTTTTAATGAGCAGATGGCGGATTCTTCGAGTGATGATAAAAGAATTGAAATAGGGCTGTCTGACGATGCGACAAAGGCTATTACTGACAAATTGGATTGTTTGTTTGGAAAGATGGAAGAGTTGGAAGATAAGTTATCTTCGCAAACGCAAAGAAAATCTTCACGAACACAAAAGGAGAGTGAGTCTTAATGAATCCTATGCAGATGTTACAGGGAATGAGAAACCCACAACAGTTTTTACAACAAATGATGGGGAACAACAGTGTAATGAGTAACCCTTTAGCTAAAAACGCTATGCAGATGGCACAGAAGGGAGATTCTAAAGGCATTGAGCAGATGGCTAGGAATTTGTGCAAAGAAAAGGGAATTGACGCAGACAAGGCTTTTGAGTCGTTTAAAAGCCAATTAGGAATGTGATACTAATTCTTGCAAGATTATGTATATAAAAATGAATTATGGAGGTAAATTCTATGTTTAACACAGGTAATTGTGCATCTGTTCCGCTTGTCGCGAACATTGACGGAAACGGAAATAACAACGGATGGGGCGCAGAAGGATCATGGTTATGGTTCATTATCGTTATCTTCGCTATCTTCGGATGGGGTGGATTCGGTAACGGATTCGGAGGAAACGGAATGAATGGTGGAGTTGGAAGCGAAATTCAGCGCGGATTCGACAACCAAGCAGTTGTGTCAAAACTTGATGGCATTTCAAATGGTCTTTGTGACGGATTTTATGCAGTGCAAAACGGCATGAACGGAATCAACACAAACATTTTACAGACAGGTTTTGGCATTCAGCAGGCTATCAACGCTGATACAGTCGCTAATATGCAGAATACAAATGCATTACAGGCACAGATCGCTAACTGCTGCTGTGAAACAAGAGAAGCTATTCAGGGCGTAAACTACAATATGGCAACTAACACTTGCGCTTTGCAGAATACTATGAATAGCAACACGAGAGACATTATCGACAGTCAGAACGCAGGAACACGCGCTATCCTTGATTATCTCTGCAATGAAAAGATTTCTAGCTTACAGGCAGAAAATAATGATTTACGCAGAGCTGCTTCACAGGATAGACAGAACGCACTTCTGACAACCGCTATGGCTACGCAGACGAATCAGATTATCGATGCAGTAAGACCGACTCCTGTACCAGCATTCCCGGCATCTAACCTCTACGGTTATGCATACAACGGATGCGGATGTAATACAGGATGTGGCTGCTAAAAGTAGCAGCTACGCAAAAATAAATAATTGAGTATCTTAATTGAGTTTAACTCGATCATGTCTGCTATGCAGTATTACTTAAATTTAAAGGGCAGACTTGTATGGTTTGCCCTTATTTTTTAGAAAGAGAGGTAAAAATAATGGAAGTAACAGGAATTGCATTACAAACCGTTGCTGCTGGAGAAGATGTGGCATTTACAGAAACAGCAGTAAACGGAACAAAATGTATCGTACACAGACAAGGAAGTGGAATTATCAAGTTAAGAGGTATCACAAATCAGTGCAAGGCTAGATTTTTGGTATCGTATTCCGGCAACATTCAGATCCCGACAGGCGGTACAGTTGGCGCTATATCACTTGCGATCGCGGTTGATGGGGAACCATTACAGTCAACAAGAATGATTGTAACGCCAGCGGCAGTTGAGAATTTCTTTAATGTATCAGCGCAGGCATACGTTGATGTGCCTTGCGGTTGTTGCAGTACCGTAGCCGTGCAGAATACGTCCGCACAGGCTATCGAGGTGCAGAATAGTAACTTGATTGCAGTAAGGGAGGCTTGATATTATGCATAAATTTGCGAAACAGATTATGGATTGCGTGAAAGCCCACGTTGACGGCATCGGAATCGAGAATTTTGAGGAACAAAACCTTGATGATCTCAAGGATTGGACGGAAATTGCAAAGAACATCGTATGCTTTGACAAAGACTACAACATTGTTGAAGCCATGAAAAAGTCTGAAGATAATGAGGATATTATGCGTATGCTTGAACAGTACGAAGATTATCCGGACAGAAGATACTATGACGCTTACCGCTATGCAAACGGCAGATTCGCCCCTAAAGGTCGCGGAACACGCAGAGGTTATACCGAGCCGCCATACTATCATCAGATGCCGCAAGATTACCGCGAGTGGGAATCCATGCCAGAAGCTGAACGCATGAGAGACCTTGACCGCGCTATGCTTGGCAGAATGTTCTTTACAGAGCCAATGCGTGATGATGGAATGAAAGCTGACACTCACGATGTGAGAGAAGGACGCGCCGGAGTGAACAGAAGAAGTTATATTGAGACCAAGGAGATGCATCATGGCGATTCTACTGCGGACAAGGATGCCAAAATGAAAGAACTTGAAAAGTACATGAAGTCTCTTTCTGAGGATGTAACGGAACTGATCGCAGGAATGTCACCAGAAGAGAAGGACTTGACCAAGCGCAAACTGACCGCGTTGGTAACTAAAATGTAAGAATTGGGGCGATTTCGCCCCTTTCTTTTTGAGGTGGTAAGATGTTCAAGATTAATAATAAAACGTGGGAAATCGTCAAAATATCGCGTCAGAACCCTATGCTAATGCGTAGCGATGGTAGCAAGACTGTAGGTATGACAGACCGGAACACGCAAACAATCTATATCGCGAATGATCTGCGCGGTGGATTTTTAGACAAGGTGCTATGCCACGAATTATGCCATGCATTTTGCTTGTCATATAACATTTACATGGATATTGAGACTGAGGAGATTGTCGCAGATTTTCTAGCAACATACGGAAGAGAAGTGTTTGAAATTGCAGACAGATTATTGCTAGAAATTATGGAGGTTGCATGATGGATAAAATTACAGAACTCTTGCAGTATGTGCGCCGGACAAATCCGGAAATGACGAGAGAAAAGCTGATAGAAGAGTTGGGGAAAAGTGATTATGTGGCGCGGTCAATAAACTTTACAAAAGAAAACATCGTTGCGCTACGACAAAAATAAATCCGGCGGTTTGAATCGCCGCCGGATAAATATATTACTCGTTTGGTAACAAGTCTGTTTTGCCATTTGTAAGAAACTTTGCGCAACACGCGAATCCTGCAATAAAAGCTGCTTCTTGAATGTCGCAAACACCATCCCTTATCTTATCACCAATGTCGTTATACAGTCTTTCACTCAATACATCCTTAAGACTGTCGATCGAATCATACATCTTGTAGCAGGCAGAATTGATAATTCTCACGCTCTTTGAATTGTTTACATCGTTTGTGTCTAAAAAGTTTTCATAAGCAATTTTTAATAATTCTTCCATAATTGTTTCTCCTTTAACAATATTCTTCTGTTAATAAATAGTTGATATATCTTGTTGCAGTTCCGGCAAGTGTTTTGTCACAGTCCAACAACTCCATTTTATACTCTGGTTTGTGTCCGAATTGATACACATAGAACTTTTCTACGATTTCTAAATCGTATAAATCAGACAACTCTGTAAGAATCTTGTGATATAAAAATTTTCTCGTCCACTCAAACCGTTCCATGATAATTTTTAATTTCCAATTATTTCTTCTGAACCATCTTCCTTGTCCTTCACGCAGTTGCGCTTTTGTAATGTAATGATCTGCAAACAGATCGTCGCTTTCCGGTAATGCCGCCTGTGGTTGCATTATAGCTTCTTCCATGTCAGCAAAACGCTTCACGTATCGGGCAGTAAATACAATACCTTTTTCTCCATTGAATTTGTTTGCAAGAAAATCACATCCTAACTTGGTTACTTTGTAGCACTTGTTTTCTTTTCCGGATTCATCTTTGTAGGTAGATGGAATGAAATAATCACTCGCACCTAAATTGTGGTGAGTCAAAATTTCAATGATTCCTGCAGTATGTTTGCCCCTTACATCCTGTCCTTCCAATTTTCTTAAAACTCTGTCGTGACGCATTTCCATCATTTCTGCAATCTCTAAAGTAGTGATGGTTTGTTCTATTTGTTCCATATTTGTGTCCCCTTTCTGTAACTTATCAATTACTATCGTAACTCTTTGATTACATTATACGGTTTATTTTGCGATTGTCAAGTATCATTTGTAATTAAATAATTGAATAATAAATTTATTTATGATATTATTGAAACACGTTAAAAGAGAGGAGGCGGTACATTGTTTGCAAAAATCGTAAAACATACGCTTATTGAAAAGGAATTAAGAGTGACCGATCTGGCAAGGCTTATTGACACAAGCTCACAAAATCTTTCGCAAAAAATGAAACGTGACAACTTTTCAGAAAAGGAAATGCGGCAGATTGCGGATGCATTGGGGCTTGATTTAGAAATTGTAATGAAAGAGAAGAAATAAGAAAACACGCCGAACTGACGGGTGTTTTTGATGAAAGAAAATTTTTCGCGCCGCGCCCCAAATGCACAAAAATTTGATACCCCCCTGGGGTAGCGATTTTTCAGCCGAAATCCTAAAATTGAAAATCTTGAAAATCGTGCAACGAACGTGCAATTATCGTGGTGTGTCAGAATTGCGTGAAAATTCATACAACTATAGATGGTCAACTGCGAGCGTGCACAGATCGAACCGCTTCCGGCTGATCCTGCAAAGCCTTGGAACGATCGCGCCATGTGCGGGCGTACTCGTGCCGTTGAAATATGCTTATATTCCATTGTAGGCGCATTTGTTGCGCTTGTCAAGCTATGCCATGCCTACGCGTATTTGTGGCGGTATAATGCTAAATAATCGCGCTACAAACGTATATATACTTATCAATGTGCTGCTGTTTACAACAAAGCTAGCAAGCGAAAGAGGGCGGAATGTACCGCCCTATAAGCATATGCTTTTTACAAGCTTGTGAAATGTTCTAGCAGATACGCAAAGCGGAGCTTCTGCAAGAACCTTGCACCGTCTTTTTATCCACTCTGTATACGTTTCTGATTTGTCAAATTCGCGCAACAATCTTCTGTATGTGCGCAAGATCTCTTTGTTTTCTTTTTTCATTCTGTTTTCCTCCATGTTTCAATTTTCCGGTTGTTCCGGGTAAAAGCAAGCCGGGGAATCGAACCCCGGAAAAGCCGACCTTGCTAATTATTTGCTTGCTAAAATCTCCCTTGCTAATAAGTCCCAATAAAGACCATCTCCGCGCTTATCAAGCCATTTTTCGGCTTCTTCTGTGCTTTCGTCTAACCATTCAGCCATAAGCTGAATAATATTATAATAACTATAATCAACGCCAACGCCTAAACCTCTAAGCCATTCGATACAGGCGTTGCGCTCCCCGAGTCTTGCAACCGCCCAGCCGTATTCGTTTATAAACTTGTCTTTAATGTCCTTGATCGTGTTAAGATCTTCGCTCTGTGCAACCTCTGTCAAATAATTTTTAACTGCTGCCTTAACTTCCTTGCTATTTGTTCTTCTCATTTCTTTTTACCTGTGCTATAATATAGCTACCTTTCTTTTTTTTGATTGGTGGCGGCGTGTGCTTGGTTGGCGTGCCGCCTTTTTATTTTCTGTGCTTCATTTGATACTTGTATTATAGTAAATATAAGGCACAAAAGCAATTGATATAATATACAAAATATAAGGCACAAAACATGGCTTTGCTTGTGAAATATGTATAAGGCACAAAATACAAAAATCCTTTATATAGGAAGAAAAATATTTTTATTGACTTATAAGGCACAAAACATTATAATAGTAGCAAACAAAGAAAGAGAGGTACGGAGCATGGAGCGCAAAACAACAGAAGCAACACGGCGCGCAATCTATAGATACGATGATAAGTTTGAGCGTGTTAATTGCAGATTTGCAAAAGGCACAAAGGACCGCATAGAAAAGCTTGGATACAAGAGCGCAAACGACTTTATCAAATTGGCGGTTGCGGAAAAGCTGGAGCATGACGAAAAGATTTTGAAATAAGGCACAAAAAGTTCTTGACATATAAGGCACAAACATATATAATATAATCAGATCAAGAAAACAAGCAAATTAAGGAGGACAACGAGATGAAAAAATACGACTTAGTGAAGAGAAGCGCGGAAATTAGCTGGAAGGATAGAAAGACAATTATTGCCGGGTGTACAATGGACGATATGGAGCAAGAGAAGATCAAGAGCTTTGATTTTCTGGAGGAAGCCAAGGACGAATTAAAAAAGTATAAGTCGGATGTTAGAAAGGTCGGATCGCTTTACGAAGTGATTGAGTACATGATCGAGGAAAATGAATACGATGAAGGCGGCACATGGCTTTCCGGCGGTGATGTTTGGTGCATTTCTGACATGACGATTGAGGTTGTCGAAAAACCATCTTACGAAACGATTGCAAAATGTTCAAGCATGGAAGAAGCCGAAGAAGTAGTTAATAACTATGAAGGCGATGGAGAGGTTTATATTTCACTTTAAAAATCAATGAAAATAAATAGATAAATAGTATCTAAGAGTCGGTTTTTCCGGCTCTTTTTCTATGTCTTTTTTTAATTGATAGCGTCACATTGTGCGGAAGTGTGACACAGAGATAGAGTATAGAGAAAGAGTAAGAGTTATATATACTCTCTATCGCTTTAATGTGATAAAATTTGTATACATTCTGTATACATTCTGTATCCATGTTGTATCCGTAGGTAAGGTAAGGTAAGTTAAGTATATATATTCCCCCTTTATTTATATATTTATATTAAACAAGAATATATGCAGTATATACAAAGCCTATAGATGTATAGATACAGTATGGACGCACATACGCGGATATATATTATATACGGTTTTGTTATTGCCGGGATAAAAAATAACTTGATTTAGATACAAAAATAGTGTAGCGTTGAATATATCAAGGACTGGAGGTGTAGATATATGGCAGATAGTACAGTAAATACAAACAGTGTAGAAGTATATGAGAATGACATTGTCATGTATTTACAACTCTACTGTGAAGAACATAACATTGACAGTATTAAGCAGGAAAGCCAAAGCGTATGGAATGGAGCATTAAGATATATAAAGCGTCATGTATTCCAAGATAACAGTATGTTGAGGACTGATAACAATACAGATCTTGGAAGTATATGCAGTACGTTTAATGCATACAACTATGATCTAGTAAATGAGATATGTGATATATATATAGACTTATGCTTTACCAACGATAAGGAGATAAGTATTTGCGGATTTAGTAATCTTACAGGTATAAGTATAGACGCTATATCGAGTTGGGGGAACGGCACGAGGGGAACACTAAGTCCGGTAAGCGTAGAGATTTTCCAAAAACTGTACACTTTTCGCGAGGAATCCTTAAGCGATAAGCTGGTGACCGGAAAGCAAAATCCTGTTGGAGTTCTTGGGGTTCTCAACCGTCACTATCAATGGAATATGCCGGGAGTGAGCAGGGAGAGAAGCACTGACAAGGAGTTGACCGCCAACGATGTGCGCGCATTACTAGCACAGAAGAACGGCTCGGAATTGCACCAAATCGGCACACAATTAGACGAGAATAACCAAGAAAATGCACCGTAAATTGTGCGTGGTTATTCTACAATTCTAGGATGCAGCAATATCAATGGTTGTAGCGATTTCACTTATTCGCAACTATTCGTAAACCTGAGGTTATGCGAATAGTTATAACAAAAACTTTGAAATTGTGTTAAGTGTTTGAGATTGGCACACAATTCTAAGAACCGAGACAGAAAGACGATGGAGCAACAGAAAAGCTGCTGAACATGACCGCTGGATGCATGGGGGAGGGGGTCTGATGGGAACGAAAATTCGCTCCTACTAAGTCCCTTAAATAATCGCAAAAACAAAAAGCGCCTTTCACTCACCACAGTAGACCCCATAAGATACGCAATATTACGGATATTCAAAAAAACACTAGACTTAATTTCACTTATAGGCTAGAATTAATATCAAGAACACAGTTCTTATTCACTTTGAGATAAAGGCTACAGTCGTAGCAGAAATTCCACTAGAGATTAACGAAAATAATAACTATCACAAAAACGCAAAGGCGGGAAAGGCATTAGCATTATGCGTTATGACGAACGATATTGCAGACAACCGAAGAATGATTGTTGTGGCACTTGCAAATATGCTACATACGACAAGATGCAAGGTTATGTATGCGTGAATGATTCAAGTGACTATACTGCAGACTTCGTAGAATTCAACCATGTTTGCGATGAATGGGAGGGTGATTAATGAGAATTGTATCACAGAAACGCGACCTGTCGATCGACTTTGATAGCACTGTTATTAGCCGGAATGATAATTGCATTCGTGCAAGGGTTGGCAATAGAGATGTTACGATCGGGATTTATAAATCTAGCAATATTGCCGAGACGATATTCAAAGACATTCACAAGGCGTATTCTCCGGTTCAGCTTGTTGTTGACAATATGACCGATGAAGAGGTCATGGCTTTTATCGGGTCGAAGAACACTCCATGTACCGCAGTAAGATTTTCGAGACCAGACCAAACAATATCAACATTTGAATCAGTTTATTATATGCCGGAGGTATAGATATGATTTTGAAAACAGTAATCACAACACTTGATGCATTAGCAATCGCTTTGTTTTTATGGCTTGGAGTTGAAAGCGTTAAAAGCAAGGACGGAACGCATAATGTTTCATTCGCGCTTGCTTTGTTTACCGCCATCAACGCTTTTATGATCTGGAGCTGATTGAATATGTTTGTTTATGATCCGATATTTGAGATTTGCTTTTATCCGCGTATTATTGTTGCGGTTGAAAGAATAAAAGAAAAGGAAAACAAAACGGGTTATACCGGAGATCTAATTGGATTGAGCAGCGACGCAGAGCATCAATCCGATAAATCCGAACATCCGGTATAACTTAAGTCCGCAAGCATTGCTTTGTCCGATATGAGAATCTGCGTTAGGAAGTGAAGAGTGTTTGCGGACGGAAATGATGGGCTATTGCCAAGCGGTAAGGCACAGGATTTTGATTCCTGCATTCCGGGTTCGAATCCCGGTAGCCTAATTGGTTACATGCTGACGTTTCATGTGACCACGTATGTTTTTCATATGTACTTGAACCCTTGGTTGAGTGATTCAAGCATTTGGGTTCCTCCTTTCGCCACTAGGACGATTCTGTTAAGGACGGTGCGAGACCGTCCGGTGGTATTCTATCATGCATCTATCCCACGGTGCATGAGCCATGAAATTAGGTGGTGGCGGAATAGGTAGACGCTAATCAGGTGTACGAGACTTCGTTCGGTGAGACTGCGTAACGATATATGCAAGCGAGATAGCGTGAATTGTCTCCCTTAAATGGTTGCAAAAGCAATGTTACCCATTATGCCAATGGATACGGAAATGTTTGAAAGGCAATCCCATAGACTTGCACGAAGGGTAAAACGAGGCGTCGGCACACGCCTATTGTACACTATGTGAGGTGCAAATCCTCACCCACCTACTCGGTCAAATTATGCTGTTTGCTTGCAGATGGTCTATGTTTTGGCTGTATGATACCACGGGCAATTATAATGTGGCGCAGAGGCATCAAGACCTCGAAATGGAAGCATTAAGACTTCGTTAAGTAGTAACAACGATGGGTATTCCTGCTGAATCATCGTTAAAACAAAACAGGATAGTGCAACGCATGGCACGAAAAACATTATTGCTAACCGTCTGATGGCGGTTATTGGGATATAGTTCAGAGGTAGAACGTCTGACTGTTAATCAGAATGTCGTGGGTTCGATCCCCACTATCCCAGCTAATTATTGGTTCAAGTAGGCGACAAGGCTTGATTAAATGGGCGGTACAGAAAATGCGCTGCTAAGTCCTGCCAATAAATTATTTGCAGATATGGGATAATGGTATTCCAGTAGCTTGCTAAGCTATCCAGCAGAAATGCTGTCCAGGTTCAATTCCTTTTTATGACTGTTGGGAGCGCGCTTGCAAGAGAAGGTTCGAATCCTCCCGTTCCGACGAGCGAAAGCGTCCGTTTAGTCCTCACAACCGGTTTGAGAGATTATCCTAGGTTATTCGGACGCGAGTAGCGTTTTGATCGGTTAGTCGAGCGGTAAGACACCACCCTTTCACGGTGGTAACACGAGTTCAAATCTCGTACCGATCACTGTATTGGGATTTAATTCAGTGGAAGAAGACACGGCTTATATCCGGGTTGTCGCGGGTTCGATTCCTGCAATCCCAACGACAGGGGGTCTTGCGTATTCTTTAGCGGAGTATGCGAGTGGTTATAAAAAGAAACGCACAACAAACAAGCTGTGAGTAGGAAGTACAACAAAAGCAGTTCAGACAGGACACTCGAAAATATCCCTATGCGTTTGGTAGCCTTTGATCGAGTGCATCTTGTCAATTTTGCAGTGTTCCCATAATGGAATTGGATCCGGTTGCTATCCGGTCGGGCGATTATTCGCCTTGTAGGTTCGAGTCCTACACACTGCGCTTGCCCAAAATAGGGCGTTGATGTGTGGCGGAATGGGTAAACGCTATGAAATGTCTATTGCAAAATGCAATACAGAGAAAGTATTTCTCAGGGACATTATGAGGAAGTAAATCTTTTCTGCGAGGTTCAAATCCTCGCCACATCAATTCAATTACATTTGTTACACACGAAAGACACGGAATCTAACGAGAATTCCGATTTTTGCTATGATTGGGGAAGAAATATGACAAACTGCGTGAATTGTGGCGCACCGATCGAAACCGATAAAAAGGTGTGCCCTTATTGCAAAACTCTATATGAAAATGCAGGAAATTATAGTTTAGGTCTTATAGGATCAGCGGCGCAGAAATTGTCGTTAGATGATTACATAAGATTGTCAATGCCAGAACCATGGGCGCGTCATTACGAAGAACCATATTTTGATACAGATGGTATTTTGCATCGTGAGATTCCAAAAACAATAAGAAAATTTACTTTGATTGAGGTGTAATATGTGTGAATTTTGCGAGGGAAAATTTCCTATCATAACACATTATGGAAAATTTAAGATTGATAAGTTGTCAAATAAACCTGTAATTACATGCGACTTGAATAAATGTCCACCCTTTGCGGTGTGTAGCAGTAAAGATATGAATGTTGAAATGGTAATGGAAATAGCTTATTGCCCTATCTGTGGGAGAAAGTTGGTGGAAGAATGAGTAATATACATAAATTTAAAGTAGAACCAATAGAAGGACACAAGACATGTGCTAAAGTTACAATTGATGGCGAACAGTGCTTATGCAGTTCGTATAAAATAGAACATTATGCTGGAAGTCTTCCGATGGTTAATATAAACCTTGTTGCCGATGTGCAATATGAGCAAGATACAGAAATCAACATTGTAAACTTGCACGAAATAGCTTCACTGATAGACAAGAAAACATTCAAGGAATTTTGCAGAGTTTGGGAGGAAATTCACAATGAAGCATAGCAAAGAATGGCACACTTGCGACAGGTGCGGTACTGAAATTGAAAAAGGAAAACTGTGCGGAAATTTGATTACACAGAACAGCGCTTTTAACACTGTATACGACTTGTGCCCTAAGTGTATGGAAGATTTTGAGGAGTTTATGAGAAATGAGAAGAATTAGAGAAACATTACATTGTCTGTGCTTAGATAGCAGAATAAGACACAATATAAGATATGCACAAAGACAATGGTTCTTTTCGTACTTTAAGCACTTTAGAAAAGATTTAAACATGCCATTGCTCAATAGTATTAAGCAAGCAAGAGGAATATCGAAAACTATTTTAGAAAGAGGGTATATGCAAGACCTTGTACATGATTCTGTAATGCGTATTAGATATTCGAGGAGATGCAATACTCGTGTGTGCAGGGCTGCTAGGAACGATTAGAGGTTTATGAGAAATGATTGTTAATATGGGAACCAAAACCTATGAAATGAGCCACAAGCAGGCAAAAGCTATCCTTGGAACGGCTAAGAAACTTGCAAATTGCAACATATACGGCATTGAAAAAGGCAATGTGGTGATTATGCTGAATGAAAAGTATGAGGACGACATGAGCCTTAAAAAAGCCGTAGGGGAGTATAAAAAGAAAGGGTTCAAGGTGTATTGGAAAGATGAGTTTAGGAAGAATAATTGAATCTATCGAGCGCGATGCGTTTGAAAAGTGCATGAATCCGCCCGAGCCGTTATATGATAAGCGTTGCTCGAATTGCAATCGGCTTTTGGGGCGATTCAGAGGAGAAGCGGAAGTAAAATGTCCTAAGTGTGGGACGATTAACATAATCGAGGCAAAATAATGAAAATAATAGAACGACACGAACCAACAATGCCAACAAAAAGAAAAACTTGTGATAAATGCGGATCGGTATTTGAATTTGAGAAAAGAGAATGCGATGTAACAGATCAGATAGGGGTAATGCATGATGGTCTTGGCAGTTACAGTATTAAATGCCCTGTATGTGGTGTAAGGCTATATTTTAATTGGATGTAGTAGAAAAATAAATATTTCAAGAGCACCAGACGCAGAGTGCCCACGGCATAAATGCGCAGAGAGCCAAATTCCAATGACTAAGGGAAGGAGGCTCTTTTTTGATTTCAGAAATCGAATCACTGATACAAGATTGCGAGAATTACATTAAGCGGAACGGCGTTGATGAGAATGTAATTGATGCATACTTAGAAACGTGCAGAATGGCTGATAAAGCAAAAAAACGTGATGTGTTGCTTAAATGTACGTCTAGGGCAAAAGAACTGATTGAGAGTGCTTGTAAGAGCGATATAGGCATATCTGATATGTGGGAAATCGAGAAGCTTGTGTTTGAAACAAAAACATCATACAGATTTCTTGATAAATACTACGAAGCTTTGCTTCTTGAAGCACAAAATAAAGTTGTTGATAGCTTTTTCCGGTACATCGAGAAGAAAAGAGTGCCAAAAGAACGGTTTTATATGCCGAGACGGAAATGTTTCTTGAAAATTGGTCTTGTCGATGCCTTACAAGGGATGATTGATGATAGATACGATATTCTTTGCATCTCACTTATCCCAGGTGCAGGAAAAACTACGATCGAGAAGTTTTTCAACGCAGCTATCATAGGTTGGTTTCCAAATGATTTCAATTTGTTTTATTCGCATAGCGGAGATATTACGCGAATGTACTACGATGGAATGATTGAAATTGTAACGAATCCGGATGAATATGCGTGGAACGAGGTATTTCCGAATTTGTCCGTAACAAGAACGGACGCGAAGATGGAGCAGTTTAATGTCGGTAAGTACAAACCGTTCCCATCGGTTCAATGTACATCCGTGGGAAGTAAGAATGCAGGTAAGGTTCGTGCATCCAAGTTTCTTCTTGTCGATGATATGATCGGAGGAATTGAAGAAGCGTTAAATCCTACGATCCTTGACAAACTGTGGAATAAATACGCGGTAGATGCCAGACAGAGAAAAATCCAAGATACAGACGGACATAACTGCAAGGAAATCCATATTGCGACAAGATGGAGTGTTAATGATGTTATCGGGCGTATTCAAAATATGTATGCAGGAAATCCAAGGGTTAAGGTTATTGCAGTACCGGATATTGATCCCAATACCGGAGAAAGCAACTTTGATTATGAATATAGTGGATTTACGGTCGAATTCTTTCAAGATCAGCAATTATTGATGGATGAAATCTCGTATAAGTGCCTTTATAAGCAGGAACCTATTGAGCGTGAAGGATTGTTGTTTCCGGACGATAAAATCCGTAGGTTTCTCAATCTTCCGCACGGAGAACCGGAGATTATTACCGGACAATGCGATACCAAAGGAAAAGGAACTGACTATTTCGTTATGCCGATACTGCAAAAGTATGGAGAAGATTACTATTGCGTCGATTGTGTTTGCGACAATACGGCAGACTATGAAATGCAGTACGAAAACGCCGCAAATGTCCTTGTGAATAACAAAGTGCAGGAATGCGAGTTTGAGCGTAATGCTGGTGGCGATCGCGTGGCTATGGAAGTAAATAAGCGCGTCGAGGGCAAAGGCTGGATATGTAATATAACTGATATGCCGACCGAGACCAACAAGGAAGCTAGGATTTTTCAGTGTTCGTCTTGGATATTGCAGCACGTCATATTCAAGGATTCTTCCAAGTACAAGCCTAAAGAACCGTACGGAGTAATGATGTCATTATTAAAGCAGTATTCGGTTTCCGGAAAGAAACAGTTAGATGATGTACCGGATGTATTTTCAAACTTTGCTTTACGAATGACAAAAGGAAATAGAGTGGCAAAAGTAGAAGCAACGGCAAATCCATTCAGAAGGGGGTATTAGCCATGACAACCAATGAATATTTATCACAGATCAGTAGAACTGACCATGCAATCAAGAATAAATTGACGGAAATCAAGCGATTGTCGGATATGGCAACTTCCATATCGATGTCCCCAAAAGAGGTTGATGTTCAATCTTCCGGAGATCAAGACAAATTAGGAAGCGCGGTCGCAAAAATCGTAGACCTGCAGAATGAAATCAACGTTCTTGTTAACGAACTTGTTACAAAACGTAGGGAGATTATAGGGCAGATTGACAGTATGGAGGATACAGATGTGTATATCGTCCTAGCCGCGCATTACATTGATGGCAAGGATTGGAACGTGATTTCTGTTGATATGGATTGCTCATACAGAAATGCCATGAAGCTTCGCAAAAAGGCTTTAAGAGAATTTGAAACAAAATTCGGTGCATTATATCTCGGGGATAACACTAAAGTTCACTAAAGTTCACTATGATTCATAACATTTCCTAAAACTTGTGTGTTACACTAAAAGAGTAAAAGATCAAGTAGTTCGTTTCAATATCACCCTTTCGTAAGGAACCGTCAGAAATGGCGGTTCTTTTGTTGTGTAGAAAAGAGGATTTATGGAAAAGGTAACGATATATTGTCCGGATTGCGGACGAATTGCCGGACATTATGATAGGAGATCTACGATAGATCATCCGTGTAAATGTAAAAAATGCAATCATATTGTGATTTATCGCGTGGCAACAGGCAAGATTGAAACGAAGCCAATACCAAAACGCGCTTGCAGTAGTGGAGTTTTATTTATATGAACAAGCAGTATTTTCATGACCTTGTAAAAGGCAGATACGGAAGGAAAATTGCATATACGGATGTTGAAACCATTACGGCAGACAACATTGTAAAGGTTGTGGGAAACTGCATTGGTGCATTTTATTTCAACAAGACGATCATTCGGTATCTGTGGAACTATTACAAGGGTGATCAGCCTGTATTGTACCGAACAAAGATACAGAATGCGGATATAACCAATAAGGTATCTGAAAACCATGCCTATGAGATTGTTCAATTCAAGGTTGGTCAGACCTACGGTGAACCAATTCAACTTATTAGCAGGAAAGATGATGATCGGATAAATAATGCGGTTGACGAATTTAATGATTATCTTACCGATGCTAATAAGCAGGAAAAGGATATTAAGGCAGGAGAGTGGCAATCAGCAACCGGAACGTCATTTAAGGCGGTGCAGATTACAAAAAATGGAGATATACCATTTAGAATTGTTGCACCGACACCAATGAATACGTTTGTTATCTACAGTCGTTCCACAGAAGAACCGCTTTTAGCAATCCAAGAGCTTAAGGATGCTGATGGACAGATGTATAAACTCTGCTACACGGACTCTTACGAGTGCAAGATTGTAAATGGAGAGGTTCAAAATTGGCAACTACATGGCTTTGGCGGAATCCCGATTGTCGAGTTTCCGAACAACCATGAGCGCATTTCTGATATTGAGCTTGTGATCGGGCTATTGGATGCAATCAATACGATGCAGTCAAACCGAATGGATGGAGTTGAGCAGTTTGTTCAGTTTTGGGTAAAATTCGTAAATTGCGAGGTTGATGATGAACAATTCCAAAAGATGCGTATGTCACACGCGCTGACCGTAAAATCCAATAATGCCGAAAACAAGGCGGACGTGGATATTATGACGCAGGAACTGAATCAGACCGAGTGTCAAGTCGCAAAGGATGATTTGTGGGAAAACACCTTATCTATTTTAGCGATTCCACAACAGAATAAAGGATCTGACGGAGGCTCTACAATGGGGGCGGTGTCTTTGAGATCTGGATGGGATTTTTCAAAGACTAGGGCAAAATTAAAAGATCCAATAGTTAAAACTTCTGAAAAAAGACTTGCGAAAGTTGTTTTGAATGTGATTCGTATACAGGATCACGATTTGGGATTGAGTTTGCGCGACTTTGATGTGCAGATCAATCACAGTCCACAAGACAATATGTACACCAAGTCGCAGACACTATATCAGTTGTTGCAAGCCGGCATTCATCCTCTTGTCGCAATCAAGTCGGTTGGGCTTTGGGGAGATGCAGAAAAGACATTCCTGTTGTCAAAGCCATACTTGGATAATCTGTGGAAAACGATTGATGATGCAGAAGCACAGGAACAGAAAGCACAAGAGTTGATAAATAAAATGAATACAGATGGCACACAAAGCCAGAAAAACAAAGATAAGACAGTCACCGAGTAATCGGCGACTGTCTTTATTTTATAAAAATTCGCAAAGTTGTGAGCGTAAAAATCAACAATGTCGTTCGGTGTCGTTGCACCGTATAAAAATTCGTATGACATATCGGAGGTAATGAATGAAAAGAGAAGATCTGATTGCTATGGGATTAAGCGAGGAAAACGCGGACAAGATCATGGCAGATTATGGAAGTTCCGTACAGAGAGCCAAAGCAAAGGTTGACGAGTACAAGACAAAGGCTGACAAAGCCGAAGAGTTGCAGAAGCAGCTAGATGATATCGAACAGGGAAAGCTCACGGAAGTCGAGCAGGCAAATAAGAACCTCGAAAAAGCCAATGCGAGAATCGCGGAACTTGAAAAAGCGCAGGCAATAGCCACGCAAAGAGCCAATGCCGCATCTAAATTTAATGTTACCGCAGAGCAGGCAGCACAGATCGTAAAAGACGATGGCAGCTTTGATTATGACGTTCTTGGAAAGATTATCTCTGAAAAAGAGACCGCCGCAGCACAAGCCAAGGAGCAGGAGATTGCAAATGGCAGTACGAATCCGGGCGGTGGCACGGCTGGCGGAAATAAAGACAACGAAAAGACAGAAGCGGAAAAAGCCGCAGAGTCGATCGGAAAGACTTTAGCCGGAACGAATCAGACGGCTAAGTCGGTAGTAGACAGTTATTTATCGTAAGGAGGTTTTAAAGATGAAGTTTACTGAAAAAAGTGTAACAACTCAGCTTGAAATTCTGAAAAGAAAATTAGGCGGCGAGCTGTTCGAAGAAATCAAACTTGATGATACCGCATTCACAGAAGGCGTGTGCAAGGCAGGAAGCCCGATCGCCGTAGATGGAAAGGTTGATAAGGAAACAAAGCCAATCGGAATTTTACTTACAGATGTTTATAAGGACGAGAACCCTAACGGAACAATCCTTAGAGCATTTGGAGTTGTAAATTCTACAAACATTCAGACAAGCACAGGAGAAGCTGTTGCAGAGGCAGTTAAGACAGCCCTTCCGTTAATCGTATTTGAATAGGAGGTAAGACAGAATGAACATTAGAGATGTGTATAGTGCAAAAGCAATCGCGCTTGTAAACACAGAGGTAGCAAGTAATAAAATTGCGTATCTTGGTTCGGGATTATTTCCGGCTAAGAAGAAAATGGGACTTGATCTGAAATGGATTAAGACTTCCAAAGGACTTCCGGTTTCTCTTGCACCATCAAATTTTGATGCAGTATCAACGTTAAGAAGCCGTGAGGGATTTAAACTCACAGAAACAGAAATGGCATTCTTCCGTGAATCCATGCTGATTAAAGAAGCTGACGAACAGGAAATTATGCGTGTACAGGACAGCACAGACCCATATGCAAGCGAGGTATTGAGCAGAATTTTTGATGATGCAAATACTCTGATTGATGGAGCAAACGTTGTTCCAGAGCGTATGATTATGCAGTTGCTTGCACCGGCTGATGGATCTCCAAAGATTTCCATTCAGGCAAACGGCGTAACCTACGCTTATAACTACGATCCGAGCAACACATACAAGACCCACAACTTTGCAAACCTTGAGACCGCAACGGATAAGTGGGATGACCACGAAAATTCTGATCCGCTTGACGATGTTTCTGTTGCTCTTGATGCAGTCGAAGCAGAGACAGGAGAGAGACCTTCTATCATGATTGTTTCTCGTAAGACTATGGATCATCTTAAGCAGAACAAGAAGATTCGTTCCGCCATTCTTGCACAGAATGCCACGGCAAACATCTTTATGAACGACAACCGTGTTAAAGAGGTATTCTCCAACGAACTTGGTATCAGCATTATTGTTTACTCAAAACAGTACAAGAATGAAGCTGGTACGGCATCTAAGTTTTACCCAGACGGATTTGCAACGCTTATCCCAAGCGGAGCACTTGGAAATACATGGTACGGTACAACACCGGAAGAACGTACACTTATCGGAAAGCCTACTGCAGATGTATCTATCGTAAATACCGGCGTTGCAGTTGCAGTATCCGTATCAGAAGATCCGGTACAGACCAAGACAACGGTTTCCGAGATTGTTCTTCCTTCATACGAGCGCATGGATAGCACATACGTTATCAAGTGCTACGACTAGGAGGATGTTGTATATGGTTTACGAGTACAAAGTAAAACATAAGGGAAAATGGTATCTTCCGGGCGAAAATGTTCCGGACGAGGAGGAAGAGAAAACTTTCTCTGATGCCAATTCTTTATTTACCAAGACAGAAATCAACCGCATGAGTACCGCAGATCTGCAGGCGCTTGCCACAGAACAAGGAATTGCTGATGCGGACGAGATTAGCGGTGCTGATCTTAAAAAGATTCTGATTCGAAAATTCAATCTGTAGGAGATGAGCCTATGTCATACACATTACTTGAACAAGTCAAGATTCGGCTTAAACAATTTCATATTGAAGAGACCGAGGATAGCGATACCGGCACCAAGGCTGACAAAGTTGTGTTTGACAAAAAGGAAGATAACCCACTGATTGAGCAACTTTTGGAGCAGGCAAGGAATGAGATTATCGAGAAACGGAATTATCCAGAGACGTACACGCAAGACCAGATTGATCGTGATGTTCAGAAGTTTGAAAATGTCATGGTCAATTTGGCAGTGTACGACCGCTCACAAGCCGGCGAAGCTTACATGGCAAGTTATTCCGAAAATGGAGTAAGTCGCACATGGAAAGACCGTGAAAGCCTTTTGAGTGGTGTGTATCCGTTTGTGAAAATCTTATAAACATCGACTATAGGTCATTAAAGAAGATTGTGCGTACCACATTGCTTATTCCGGCAATATGGTGCAGGAGGCGCACTTTAAGGGTGGTGGGCAGTGCGCTAAAAGGAGATTCAAATGAAAAGTATTTTGATTCAAACTTATCTTGTGGCACTTCCGATAGTGCTTGGATATATAGTTTGGCTTCTTAAACAACAAAAGAAAAGCAGGGACGCGAACAGTAAAGGAACAATGCTTCTTTTGCGTGTCCAACTTATTGAGTACCATGCAAAGTACACCAGAATCGGAGAAATACCGTCATATGCATATCAGAACTTTTGTGAGATGT